GTGGCACTCACGGACACCGCTGCCAGACAGGCAAAGCCGAAGGAAAAGGCATACACCGTTGCCGATTCGCTCGGTCTCTTCCTTTATATAGCTCCCAGCGGCGTGAAGAGTTGGCATTTCCGATTCACCTGGCTCGGCAAGCAGGCGCGGATATCTTTCGGGACTTACCCAGATGTTGGATTAAAGGATGCGCGTGCGCGGCGTGATGATGCGCGCGAAGAGGTAGCGCAGGGTATTGACCCGCGCGAATCGAGGAAGGAGAAGAAGGCAGAACGCATTGAGGCCCAGGGTCGGACCTTTCGCCGCGTCTATGAGGAGTGGATTGCTTTCAGGAAGGGAAGCATCTCGCCTGGAACCCTGAGGGTTATTTCCAATGCGATGGAGCTGGACGCGCTACCAGCGTTCGGAGACAAGCAGATCGACGCCATCAAGCGGGCGGAAGTCATCAGTCTTATCCGCGCCATTGAGAAGCGCGGCGCCGTGACTCAAGCCGTCAAGGGGCGCCAGTGGATCAGCCAGGTGTTTCGCTATGCTATTGCCATCGGCCTGATGGATGTCGACCCAACATCAGAAATGCACGCGGTAACCGCAAAGATCGATCAGCACAGCCACCGGCCGTTCATGGACTTCAGCGAAATGCCGAAGGTCATGAAGGCGATCATGGATTGCGTAACCGGCCATCAAATCCGTTCCGCTACCCTCATGATGATCTACACCGCATCGCGACCTGGTGAAGTCAGGAATGCCGAGTGGTCGGAGATCGACCTGAACGAAAGGACCTGGACCACGCCAGCAGCCAAGATGAAGATGCGCCGTGACCATGTTGTGCCTCTGCCTGACCAGGCAATCGAACTATTGAACGGCATGCTCCCTATGTCCGGCCACCTTCGCTACGTCTTCCCCAAGCGAGGCGATACCTCCAAGCCCATCGGCATCAACTACGCCCAGCGCGTGATGGATATGTGCGGCCTAATCGGCAAGCAATCCCCTCACGGCTTCCGTCACATGTTCTCTACCGAGATGAACGGTCGTGGCTACAACCGCGACTGGGTGGAGCGACAGTTGGCGCACGCCGATACCAGCGTGATACGTGACATCTACAACCACGCCACTTACTTGGACCAGCGCCGGCAGATGATGCAAGAATGGGCAGACCTAATTTCTACAACGCCAACAAATCTAGGCGCAAAAGGCTAAATGTTCCTTTTAAGCCTAGATTACTTGGCGTTATGTATTTTCGGTGGATTAGTCACCCCGCGAACCGCATCATATGTGCGCTCGCATGACAGTCCAGCTATTCGACTTCGCTCAAGCGCTGCTGCGCAGCTTCCCGCCATTCGGTCAGACTCTTCAAGCAATCCCCCGAGCACCACGACGGCAGAGGCTCCTGTCTCGCGCTGCTGGGTAGCGATGGTGTCGCAGGTTGCTCGGTGGCCGGTCCGCAGTCGTTTGATTTCGCCGCGCATCCCGTCAGCAGCAGACTCAGCAGTAGCGGCGCGACCCTCGGCCAGGTCCAGTTTGTGTCGTGCATTCTCACCTTCCTCATCCGCCACTTTCTGCCGGCGCTGTTCTTCATTTCTGGCCTGGGCGGCGGCGCGGCGGTCGCGCTCGGAGACCTCCAGGCGGTAGTCGGCCAGATCACTCTTCACCTTGGCGGTCTCCACTCTGGCTGAATCAGTCTCGCCCTGGGCAACCATCAGCCGATATTGCTGGCCAGCACCCACAACCAGCACTGCAAGCAACCACCAGGCCCAGGCCGGGACCAGCTTCAGCCAAGTCATGCGAGCTCCCCGCCGGCGGCGATGAAGTGCGCCAGTAAGTCGTCCAGTTTGCGTTCATGCTGCCCATATCCCGCACCCGGAAGACTTGCCCAAATGTTCCGGCACTTCTCGATTGCTAACTCGATGCGGCCGGCATGCACGTCAGGTAACGCACGACGCTCCTTGATCAATTGCAGGGCCAGCTTATCCTGGCTCACAGGGCCGAAATCGGGCAGCTTCAGCAGGTCGCGGTAATGAGGCCAGTAGCGCTGCAGCTGCTGGTACCGCCCGGCAGCTGTCGACTTCAGGCCTTTGGTGTTCACAGTGACCAGCACGCCCGGATGGCTGGCATAGCTCTTGAAGGTGTTGGGGCTATCGATGCCCCCGACAATGACGTCGTAGCCATCATCGCGGGAATGCTTGCTGGTTGAGGTGCCCTCCGACCAAGCCAACATATCGAGAAAGGCGAGCGCATTCTTGCTGCCCGCCAGTGAGTCAGAAATACGAGCCATGGGTTTCTCCAGGCAAAAATAAACCCGCTCGATGGCGGGTGCTTTGAGTGCGGTAGCTGTCAGGCCGGAGGCGCTGGCCAGTCGATTGTGTCGGGATAGCCTGGCTGGTCCGGCACGCGAATCAACGCGATGCGGTATTTCTTCCAGGCCTTGAGCTCGGCCATTTCAGCCTCAGTGGCCTCCTCAAGGTCGACAGCGTCCTGCAATGGAGCAATGGCGGAATCGGCGACAGCGCGAAGCGTTGAGGCCTCGGCGATGATCTGGGCAAGATGTTGTTCGGCAGCCGCCGTAGCTTTCATTTCCCGGGTGACAACCTGCGACCAGTCGATGATGCCGCCCACAGCTGACTGTTGGCCTGTGGCCAGATCGAGACCAGGAAGTTGCACTGGCCCATCAGCAGGACTGTGAATGTCGACGGGGAAACGGGCAAAGTCAGGCGCATCCGCTGCGTGCGGAAGAGTAAGCATTAAGTTCAGATTGCCGTTGATGCGCTCCACGGCCTGGGTAATCGATTCCGTACCGATAGCCTCCGCCGGGAGTGTCGAACCGTCCTCAAGGCGCGAAAAGTCCAGCATTAAGCCGTTGATAGTGAGCGTGTCACCCGCCTTTATGACGCTCAACTCGGCATCAGAACGGACTGGGGATAGTTTAATAATCATCAGTACCACCTTCCTATGGCGACCACGTCAAGGAAGCCGGCTGATATATCGGAGGAAACAAATTGCCCAACAGAAGCTATTGAGCAAAGCGCCGAAGTATTAGTGCGTGTATACGCATAACACCCCGTTACCTGTTTCGTGAACGGAATTGAGCTACCGGACTGATTCACTAAAACCGTTGGCGTAGATGCGAAAGCAACCGGATAAGTCCAACTGGTCCGCAGGTTGGATGAGTTGAAAAACTCCAGCATTCTCCCTAAAGACGTACAAATCATCGTCCCGTCAGCGAATTTCACGTACTCGCCATTCGCATTACTGCCGCGCTCGATGATTGCACCGGTCGGCACACCACCACTCTGGCTGACAGAGCCGACGATATCGGCCACGGCTGCCGACTTCAGGCCGAGCCCGCTGCGAGCGAGTGCCGGAGTGGTACCGCCGGTGCCGCCCTTGGCCACCGGAACTACGTTTTCGGTCGAGACAGAACCCAGGCCAGCCAGCGTGCTCCCCCAATCGTTGACGATCTGACGCAGGCGGTCCGCTGATTCCTTCACGTAGCCTTGCATCGGGGCGAGCGCATAGGAGCCGCCCGCCACTGTGACGCCCTGATAGACAGGAAGAATGCTGAGCACCGTAGCGCTCGCAATATTGGTGACTTCGTACCAACGGCCGTCAGGCCCTTGGAACGCATCGCCCACCCGGGCGTTTGCTGAAAATGCGGTGCCGGTACCGGTCACTGTGGTTTGGCCGGTCGTGATCGCGACCGTGCCTGTTCTGTACCAGGGCATAGTTTCTCCAGACAGTAAAAAGCCCGCGCTCGGCGGGCTGACTTATAGGTGACATCAGTTATATGGAAACGGCAAACCAGTGGTTCGGATAACCAGGGCGATGGGTATCCGATCAGTCGGAATGGCCGTGTAGGACGCTGGCGATGACGCCGACATCGAAGGGTACGAAACTGGGCTGCCGCCAGAATTGGCGAACATGAACGAGATCCCGCCCGTTCGACCGTAAGCCCCTTCGTTGACGCCGCACTGAGACAGCATCGAGCCGCTGATGGTCAGCGTATTCCAGAGCGTTGCGCTACGAGAAAACGGCAAGAATGCCGCGTACTCAATTCCGGCACTCAAAGCGATATCGACGACACAATGCATTTGCGCATCTTGCGTGGCAGTCTGATATCGGATGAGCTCATTGCGCCCTCCCGCATATGCCAACAGCTTGCGACCAAACTGGTCATTTGCTGCCGGCGGTGACGGTGCCTGCACTGAGTCGACGACATTGAGGGGCGGTTGCAGCGAATTGAATGTTATCTCGCCATCTTCGTTCCAGGTCTTCAAGTAAGGCCTGCCCGCGATATTGTCGGCCATCAGGTCGAAGCAGTAGAACTTCGTCGCTGCGCTTCCGCCCGCATACATAAACGTCATGCTGCTGCCAGAGACAGCCGTACCATTGAGGCAGCCCTTGCCAACGATGAACACGATTGGCGATATCGCGTTTGTAATTGTGAACCCGAACATCGTGTCACCGGTACGGTTCGAGTCCATCCAGTTCGAGCCGTCGTTGGGATCAAGTTGCGCCGACCTCAAATACTTCCTTGGCCAGGTTTCGATCGCCACCATGTTTCCGCTCTTGACCAAGCCGTAGCAGATTTTGCTCGTATCAAATAACAGCTCCCCGGTGTCCTTTCTCACTATCAGCCGAGCACTCATCAGTAATACCCGTAGTAAATGCGGCAATTGGCTGAGAAGTAACCCCAGCCCGAAGTTGAGTAGGAGTACGACCAGGACAGGGTGTTGCCGGAGATCGTCACGCCTGGCTTCTTGCCCCTCTCGCGCTGCAAGTTCACTAAGGGCACGATGATGTAGTACATCACCTTGCCGGTAGGTGGCGCCGGCATAGTGATCGATCCTGCCGATCCGCCGGTCACCACACTGCCAACCATCTGGCTCAGTTTGCTGGTCATATCGACCAGCACCTTCTCCGATGAGTCCTTGATTACAAGTCCGGTCATATCAAAGGCTCAAATCGATACCCAGCACACCATTGGCGTGATACGCACGAACGCTGGAGTTGTTGATGGTGAGTCGGCTCTGCCCTGCCCCGGTACCGTTCAGCTCGAACACGCCACTTTTGTAAATGGCCCATCCCTGAACACCAGCGACATAGTCGGTCGACGCAATGAAGCTCCCGATCTTGGCGTTGGAGATCGTGCCATCCATGATGAAGGCTGAGTTCATGAACACTTGCCCGCCAGTAACAGCGAATGGAGATGCCAGCGTTCCATTGATGCCGTTCACTACCGCGAACGTATCCGCACTGACCAGGAACTTGCTCTGCAGCCCTCCCGGGCCGTTCTCAATACCCATCCCAACGCTTGCAGCAACGTACTGACCTTGGGAGTTGACCTGCATCTTCACCGACCACATAGTGCTGGCTTTGCCGTCCAGCGCGGCCAGCGCCTGGCTGGTGGTCTGAACCGATGCGTTGGTCTTCTGAATTTCGCCGTTGGTCTTGTCCAGAGAGCTGTTGAATGAAGCCTCGAGCGTCTCGGACTTGCGCGCCTGAGCCTCAATAGCAGTTGCCCGCACCTTCGACTCTTCAGCGATCTTGGCCGTACTCTCCCAGGACTTCAGGGCACCGGCCAGATCGCCCTCGCCGTTATCGTCCCGCTCTCCCTGCGGCGAGACGAGGGACGCCTCCATGTAGCCAATGCGCTCACCCAGGGCTTCATCTCCATCCGCCCGGGTGCGCGCCTCGTCGCTGATCGCGGTCTCGGCATCGTCAACACGGGAGTTGACCTCCTGCAGTCGTGAAGCCGTCGAAGACTCGTTATCCGTAACGGCCTGATCGAGCTGCGAGATATTGGCCGAGTTCTCGCCCACCTTGGTGGCCACATCGGCAAACCGGCTGGCTGTAGCGCTTTCGTTGGTGGCTACAGTCTTTTCCAGGCTACTGATGCCGGCGGCGTTCTTGCCGACAGTCGCCTCGACCTCAGTGACGCGAGTGGCCATCGCCTCGTTCTGGGTGGCCCGGGTGCGACTTTCTTCTGCCACTTTGGCCGTGGCATCCCAGCCGCGCAGAGCGTCAGCAAGGTCGCCCTCGCCGTTGTCGTCGCGGTAGGAAGACTGCACCGCCTGCAGCGCTGAAGCCTGGGCCGTGACCTGGCCTTCGATTTCCGTGATGTCACTGGTGTTCTTCGCCACGGTGCTGGCCAGGGCGTTCGCCGTCTCGGCGATGCTGCCGATATCCACCCAGTACGTCGGGTTCGGCGGCGCATTGCTACCGTCGGCGGCGGCCGGCACTGGCGCGATAGCCATGTACAGACGCTGACCGTGACGAACGGCATCATTCTTCAGGTAGGCATTGGTCGGCACATACTCCAGCGGGTCAGTCAGCTCAGTGATCAGTCCCTCCAGTTCCTGCTTGGCCGAGTCGATCCGATCATTCACCGAGCCAGGGAAGTCGCCGGAAATCTTCTCGATCTCCTTCAGCAGCTCTTGGCCAAGTTCGCTCTCAGTGATCCGGCCGCCGAGTAACTCAAGGACTGGCCCTGCGTCGGAACCGGACTGACCGAATGTCCAGGCTGTCCAAGGTCCCGTATTACCAGTGCGGTCTGCAAGGCGTGCCCGGAAAAACCTAGTGACGCCTGCGGCCATTCCGCTCTTCAGGTAGGTCCTCGCTGGGTAAGCTACCATCGAAAGCTGCACCGGATTTTCACCGTTACCCGCAAGGGACTCTTGTATCTCGGTGTAGAAGGTATCGGCAGCGCCCCCAGGGAATGCCCAGTTCAGGCGGATACCAAAGAGCTCCGTGGCAGCGCTGAAGCTTGCCAAGGCTGGTGGTTCGCCGGTCTTGCCGTAAAGCTGGGTAGGTTTGGAAAACGCCCAAATAGAACTACTTCCAGCAACACCCACTGCTGCCACCCGCGCGATGTAGACGCCGCTGTAAATCCCTTTCACTTCCATGGCTGCGGTATACGTGACTCCCGCATAGATCCAGTCGCCGTCGTCACGCTTCCACCACACGTTGTAATGCTGTGCACCACGGGGAGCGTCCCAGGTGATGCGCATAGTTGCTACGTTGACGCCCTGGCTGACCGTATCGAAAGTCGAAAGCTCGATGTTCGATGGCGGGGTCTGGACTGCGCCGGGCAAAACGCTGGTGGGCGGCGTTACGATTTGAGCGCCATTGTCGATCGCCTCAAACTTACTGGCATTGCGCTCGACAGCGACGATGTCGTACTGCAGCTTGTCGTCGCCAAAATTTTCGTTGACGGTCAGCACCCGATAGGTCTCGGCTACAAGCTCAGCAGTCTCAATGGTGTAGATCGATTCCTTGACTGGCACCTTAGAGAATGACTGCGTTACGGTCACCAGCCGCCCAACAATGGAGCGGATGATCCGCGTCTCTGCCACGCCTTTTGGCAGGATGACCACCAGGGTATCGCCAGCTGATGCCGCTACATCGTTGTCCAACGTAACAGTAGTAGTGGTTGCGGCCTTGAGGCGCCCCCCAATAGGCACTCCGGCGAAGTTCTCGTCAGCTACGCGGATGATGTCGCCTGGTCGGCAAATGGTGCCATCCAGGCCCACGCTGAAGTTGATAGTGCCGGTTTCCAGCCTGTTGGTCAGAAGGATGTACTTGCCGGCGCGTTGCGCTTGCCCTTGTGATACGCAGCCGAAAGCGGTGATCTCTGTTTCGCGAATACCGTAGCGACCAATTGCGGTCTGGTCCTGGACATACTCAACACGCTGGTTGCCGAAATTCTCTCGGTCACTCCACGCGACCTTGGCCACGCTGAAGCGAGTCGACCCGCTCGAACCTGGACGGTTGAACTTGCCATCAATGACGTTGGCGTTAGTGTAGGTATACACCGGGTCGCCCGGCATGTCGGCGGCGCAGGCTACTTCGCTGCCAGCGTAGTAGCTCATGCCGCGGAAGACACTGGCCAGGTCCTGCAGAACGTTCAGTGCGTCCGCCCGCGACTGCAAGTAGACGTTGCAGGTAAACCGAGGCTCTTGGCCACCCTTCCCGTTCGACACTTGGTGGTCGCAGTACTGCGCGATCTCGTACAGCCCCCACTTGTCCACTTGGCCAGCGTCAATGAAGCGGCCCAGGCCGTAGCGATCGTTCAGGACGATATCGCGCCAGATCCACGGCGGGCAGTCGGTCCACGCAAGCTTGAATGTGCCGTCCCAGTTCCCGGTGTATGTGCGGGTGGCAGCGTCATAGTTGCTTGGCACTTGGATAATCCGACCACGTATGCGGTAGGCGCGCTCAGGTACCGCCGAGAACTGGCTTGCATCCATCTTCAGGCCGCAGAGAGCGGTGTATGGGTACTGAAGCTTGGCGTCGATGACTTCGGTGTAGGTGCCGATAGAAGTCGTAGCCTGAATCCGCGAGTCAGTCGAGTCTGGAGTTGTTCGGCGAACGCGGATGCGCCAGCCGGAAGTAGCCTTGGGGAACTCGATCCGGTGCGAGCGCTGGTAGCCCGTGGTTGTCTTGCCGCTGAAGGCAGCCTTCAGCACCGTCTTGTAGTCGCCGTCATCAGTGGAAAGGTCGATCTCGTAATTGACCGTGTAGCCGACCATATCGCCGTCGCTCTCGGTCCGCACCAGCGCACCTACCGCAAGCTGGATGCGAAACGCAGATAGCTCTAGGTTGCTAAATGACTGCACCCAAGACTGGCTCGCCTCGAGCTCCACACCAACCGACGTTTGGGACTCAACCGCAGGAAAACCTGCGATGTGGTCCTGATCATGCTCGCCAGTGCGCTGCTCCCACGTCACACCGCTGAAGTTCAGGCTTCCGTCGCTGTTCGCCAGCGGTGTCTTGTCCAAGTAGATGGACTGAGCACCGTTGACCAAGCCGACAATTGGGCCCTCACTGATGCCGTCCAGAATGTTTGCATAGCTGACGTTGATCAGGCTGTCTGGGCTTTCTACAGGCGCGTGCGGCTTGGACCCACCTTTGGAGCCCAAGATAGACATGTCAGTCATGGAGTGCCTCTATTGCTGATCTTCGGCGCGGATGCCGAGGGAGAGCTGCGCAGACCCGGTTGTCATCTCTCCATAGCAGAGAGGTACCGGGTTGCCCTGAGTAATGGTGTTTTTGATGCCGGAGAAGTTGTAGCTGGGTCGATTGTCTGCGGCTTCGCTGCTGTCGATTTTGGCCTGGGTGCCTGTAATCATCTGAGCTACGCCGCCGATTGCAAGAGAGAACCCAACCATTCCGACAGCTCCCCATGTCGTACCAGCTGCTCCGGCCCCGAATAGCCCAGCCCCACCTGCTGCAAGACCGCCAGTGAAAAAGCTGGCAGCAGCAATCAGAGCAATGCCCAAGACCACCTGCAGGCCGCCGCCACTCTTTCGCCCCTCCACGACGGGCGCTATTCGGATATCGGCCGAGCCGGGAGGATGTGTCAGTTCATGTGTTGCGATGTTCCGCTTCCCGTAGAACACAGCGAATGCCAGCCCTTTCTCCTTGGAGCATGCTAGGTACTTTTTGAACCCAGGAAATAGCACTCCAAGCGCTTTTACCGCCTCAGCCGACGATTGGACCGCCAGGTAATGAACGCGGCCAAACAGACGGCCAAGTTCACCATAAAGGCGAATAGTTCTGATCCGGTCAGACATGTTTTCTCCAGGCATAAAAAAACCGCCTCGTGAGGCGGTCTAACTTGGCATTACAAACAACTTATTACCGGCTCTCTGAGCCGCTTGGATATCCAGGTATCAGAAACTTCGTAGTATCTGACCAACACCCCTGTCGGTATCGTCGAGACATCCACAAAATATCCACCATCCCGAGACATAACAGTTGTACCTCCGTTTCTGCCTGGCTGAATGGACGCCTTGTTTAGCTCTCCAGCTAACCGCATATCCTGCCATGCAAATAGAACGCACTCCGCATAGGAGCTTTCCGTCTTCCGCGACTCGAGCGTCTTGATGGGGCCTACCGCCCGCATTTCAGACATGTTCGGCGTCGCACATCCCGACAACGCAACCATCGCCGTGGCAGCTATCAGTTGTGGAACTCGCATTTCTTACCCCCTTGTCCAAAGGGGTAAATCTATCACGCTCACTTTGCCTCCCGGTGGCGCAAGTAGAACCTCGCCGCTTCTCGCCAATATCCACCGAAAACGTCGCGCTTTGAGTCTCGCCCATAAAGGTGGTGCAGTATTCCGCCCGGCACCGGATGGTGATCGGGCTCGGTCTTGAGGCGACCATCGGCGAGATAGACACCCGCGTGGTTCGCCTTTTCGGCGCGCACCTGCATGACGATGAGGTCGCCCTGGTGTAAGTCGTCGGGGTCCACCGGGTAGAAGCCAGCCGCTTCGAAGTTGTCGGCATAGAGGTCCTGCCCCTTATCCCACCATCCGTCTTCGCGTTCGTAATCAGGAAGCACGATACCCAGTTCGCGCTGGTAGTAGTCGCGGACCAAGGTGTAGCAGTCCAGCACACCGTGATGGAAGGGTCGGCCCACCAGCGGAGCCTGGTACCCGGTTGGCTCGTGCACCAGGTGCGTCACCGGTTCACCTTCGCGCACCTCGATGATGACCCAAGGCAAGGCCGTGGACTCCATCGCTGCACGATCGGCGGCGCTCAGCCTGGCAGGCTGACCGGGGTGGCTGTGCACCACGGCGACGATAGTCCCTTGATCCTCGGTGTCGGCCCAGTCTTCAGCGCAGATGCGGAACTCCTGCTCAGGCTTTGCCGCTTTGTTGGCCAGTGGCAGGTAAACCAGCTTCCGCCCGACCCGTACCAGCAACCCGCAGCATTCCTCCGGCGCCCTTTCACGCGCGTGCACGTACATGGCCGCAATGACAGCCTGCGATATTTTCATGGAAAACCTCAGTTGCCCGCAGAAGGGAAGCTGCCGTAGCGCAGCGGATTGTTCGCGCCGAAGCGCAGCTTGCACCCGGTGAGCGTGCCGGAGCACATATCCTGACCAGGATCCCCGGTCGACACGTCCTTGTCGGTAGCGTAGTTCGAGCCGGTATATCCGCAGTACACACCGCGGTACCCGCCAATCGTGAGCCATTGGCAGCAGTTCGCAACAACCTGCCGCCCCGGAAGCTTCCGATCCGATGCTATCAGGGGGGACTTCAGCGTAAATACGATCAACTCATCATCCGCAGACTGCTTCTGGTCGATGGCGTAGACGTCGTCTGCAAAGTGCTCTTGAGGGTCGGCCTCTGGGTTGCCGCCGGGAAAGTTTGCTGCGTCGAGAAAGCGACCCAGCGTCCGATGGCGAACGACCTTACCGTCGACCAAGTCGTCATAGATCCGGCATAGCGCAGTGAGTAGGCCGGAGACGTTGCCAACTGAGAGCAGCGGACTGTTCTGCTGGCCCTCGCCAGTCATGCCCATACCCTCAACCTTGATCGGCCAAGGCGAATATTCCTTACCCTGCCAAAACACCGGGCCCACCTGGGTATATCCGTGGAAGTAGTAAATGTCCCCGCCCAAAGCGCCCAGGTCCAGTTCGAAGAGCTCGACGTACTGGCCGGGATTCAGCTTCTGGATATCCTCATAGATGCTCTCAGTCATCAGGTCACCTGGTGTGTTTGTTCAAAGGTTGCAGTGAGCACCCACATATCGCCTCCTTGGTCGGTAGGGCTGTATGCGTTGCAAGTGAAGTAGCGGTCGCCATCAAATGGCGTCTTCCAGATGAAGGGTTTGAACCCCTTCTGCGCCCGGAGAAAGGCAAGAATTGCAGCAATCCGCGCTTTCTTGCCTGTGAACGTCAGGCTCCAGGACTGCGTTTCGTTATTGATCCCGTTGCCAGCGATTTGCTTGTACCCGTTGCCGAACTTGGCAGCGCGCACCGCACTCTCAAAGGTGCCAGGGGCCGAGCGATTCGGCCTCCAGGTGAATCGATCGGCCATCTGGCCCTCCTACAATGTCAACGCACCGGCCGGTTGATAGCGGCCCAGATCATGCCGCCGTGCTTCAATTGCTTGGCGATTTCCTGCTGAGCCCCGTCCTTGGCCGCCTTGGCGTAGGCCTGGCTGACTGCGCTCAAGTCCGTAGTCCCAGCTCCGGACTGCCCGCCTCCCTCAACAGAGATTTCCTGCTGAACAACGACGGAGTTGGAGTTGCCTCCCGATGAAATCTGGCTGGGTATCGATTGCGGAGTGATTGAGCTGACCAGGCCCCCTTCGGCATAGCCACGGGTATTCAGCGATTCGAGCCAGTCCAGCATTCCCGGCTGGCTGACTACTTCCTTGCGTAATACGAATTCGCCGCCGTGCACGATGCCGGCCGGTTCAAACTTTCCACCGTTACCGGTGTAACCGCCGTCAGAAAATGTCGGGGTGTACGTCAATCCCGACGAAGCACTCCCTAGCCCATAATCGAATCCACCCGCACCGGATGCTCCGGAAGATGTCGCAGACCCGGCTCCGGAGCCGATAAGACTGGTTCCAACCGTTCCAAGAATGCTCGAAAAGACGCTCGACGATGCAGCCTGCATCGCCATCTTCGCCAGCATCTTAGCGAAGCTGACTGCCACGTCGTCAAAAGTGTTATCTGCTCCAAACGCCCACTCCACCGCAGCATCGGTCAGTCCATCGTACAGCGAGGTGAACGCTGATTTAGCCTGCCCGGCTACGTCCCGCGCCTGATCGATATAATTCTGGAAGGCCGACGAAGCGCCGCTACGCCAATTTCCTTGGGCTTCAGATATCTTGGCGTAGTTGTCGACCACGGTGTCGCGGTACTTGTCCTCGGCCTTACCCAAGACATCCAGGTCACGCTCGTAGTCATTCTGGCTGTACTTGTCCGGAGCTGTGCGGCGGCGATCCAGTAACTTGGCGCGCTCATCGTTGAAACGATCAGTGGCCCCATCCAGGTCACGCTGCAGTCCGGCTTGGCGATCACCAAGTCCAAGCGAGCTTGCAGCCCTGGTACCGGAAGTCGAAAGTGCGGCGCGTTGGCGCTCCAGCTGATCGACGTAGGCCTGAGTGGCTGCCTTCTGTCGTTTCAGCCGCCCCTCCTCGTTCGTGGCCAGCACCGCCAGCTCCGAATCAGCGTCCTTCTGCGCCTTGACCATGTTGGCCCGGGCATCGGCGATCTTCTGGTCCAGCTGGACCCGCTGGGCGGCCGAGGTACCGGCCTTGCCCTTGGCAGCTTCGAGCGCCGCGATCTCCGCCTGGTAGGCGTTGGTCACCTCGTCCTTCTGCTGCTCGATGATGGCTGTGCGCTGGGTCGCGTAGGACTCCTGGGAGATGATGCCGGCCTTCTGGGCAGCGTCCAGTTCCTTCTGGTTGTTCTTGTACTCGGCCAGGATGGCATTGAGGGCGTTCTTCTGCGTGTTGAAACCGGAGAGGTCAACAGCACCAGGGCGTCCGACTGGGTCCTTGTACTGCTCGGCGATGTTACTGCGGACCCTTGCGATGGACTCAGGATTGAGTCGAGCATCGGCTGGATCCTTCTTCCTGATGATATCCAGGGAACGCTCGTACTCCTTGAGTGCCTCGCTGCGTTTCTTGGAGTTGTTCCAGGCCGACTTCTCCAGGGCATCGACCTTGGCCATAGCCTTGATGGTCTTCTCGTTGGCTTCCGCCTCCTGGCGGTCGAATGCAGCGTTTTCCTCCTGGGCTGCTTTCTTGTCCCTCAAGAACTGGAGCTGATCGGTGTAAAACTCGACCATGGTGTCGCGGTTCTGGAAGGCACCAACGTCGCCGCGCTCGGCACCGGCCAAGTTGATCTCGGCCTGACGGATATCGTCGTCGATGCTCTCCCGACCAATGTTTTTCAACTGATCGGCAGCCTTGGCGACCGCGTTGTAACCGCGCTCCCACCAGCTCAGGTTCTCGATGATCTTCGGGGTGCGCTCGTTGATAGCGTCCGCGAAGGCTTCGGTGGCGAGCTTGACGGCGTCCGCGTGCCTCCCTTGCTGCTCAAGAGCGGCAATCTGCGAGTAGACCGAGCTCGTCAAGTAGTTGTACTGCGTGTTCAGCGCGACCGAGGCTTTCACTGGGTCGTCCGCCAGCTTGACGAACTCGGCAATGGTCTCGGAAACCGCTTTCCCTGTTGCCTCCTCCATCGATACGGCTGCTTGGGCCACATCCATGAAGCTGTCGCCGGCTATCTTGCCGCTACCGGCCAGGCTCGCCAGAACCGATGCAGCTGCCCCGGTTGTGCCAACAGTCGAACTCACCTGCTTGGCCATACTGCCCAGTTGGTCGGCAGTCAGCCCAGCCGAATTACCCGTCAGGATCAGCGCGTTGCTGTAGGCGTCTGCCTCTTCGGAGCCTTTGTAAAAGGCATACCCCAGCGTCACTGCGGCAGCAGCCGACACGGTAAAGGGGTTGATCAGGCCAAGGATGTAGCCGCCTAAGGCGCGCGCTGCCGGGCCAAGCCCGCCGAACATGTCCTTGAGCTGGCCGCCCTGCTGCAAGGCAACCATCATGATCGGCTGGCCAGCGACGATCGACGTGAAAATATCAGTGAACTGAGCCGGTACACCTCGCAACGCTGCAGCGGTGGCCTTTGCAGTCATGCCAGTACTGCTCAGCGAGGCATCCGCACTGCCCAGGGCAGCCCTCGCCTGGTCAATCTTCCCCTTGTACTCAGCGAAAGTCTCAGGATCGAGAGCGCCGCTGGCTTTGAAGCCCTGCAGCTTCTGCTCCATCTGATCCAGACGGCTCATGGCTGCGACAGTAGGGTCGATTTTACCGAGAAGGTCGTCGAGAGCCAGGCCCTGATCGCGCTGTGCGGCTGCTGCGGTCTTGGCGGATCCGGCCAGGCGCTCTTCTGTTACCAGCAAAGCTTGTGCACGGGTGTTGATGGCTGCTTGCCGGCTGGCGTTGTCCGACAGGACGGCATTCGCCTGGCTGGTAACTTCGGCGGTTCGAGCGGTTGCACGGTTCAGCGATTGAACGTACTCACTCGCCTCCAGGGATGCCCGCGCCATGGCCAACAGGCGAGCCTGCTGCTCATCAGCAGTTTCGGCGGCACGGCGGCTTGCCTGGGCGCCTGCGTCCGTGGCGGTGGTCAGCGCGGCCTGTGCTTGCCCGGCCTGCTCAGCCCCAGCCTTGAATGCAGTCATGCCCGCCGCAGCGGTGGTCACGGCACGGCCGACCGTGATCATCTGCTGGGCCAGTTCAGCCTGCTTGGCGTTGAGGGCCTGCAATTCCTGAACTATCTGCCGGGTATCACCTTGCATTCCGCTCAGTGCTGATTCCCAGGCGCGCCCGGTCTTACCCGCCGATTCCTCGCTACGCTTGCCAGCGTCTGCCAGCTTGTCCAGGTCCGTCGCGGCGTGCGCGGCATCGCCGGAATCAACCCGGATGCCCAGTTCGGCAATGGTGGTCATGCTCTACTCCGTTGATTCAGCCATGACGGCCAGAGCCTCGGCCTCCATTACGCGGAGGTCGGGAAAAATGTTGGGAAGGTCGCGGCGCTTGATGCCGAGCATCGAGGCGATGGCCGGGATGATTGAATAATCCAGGCCCGAAGCACCGCCCATGCCCGTCCGCCACTGAGTGGACATTGCCTCGAACAGGCGGAAGGCTGGCCAGGCGTCCGGCCAGACCTCTACCTCTTCCTCGGGAAGGTCGGCGCGGCTCAGGCCGAGCATCGCCAGTTGCCCTTCGGAGGCGCCCTGCTCGTAGACAGCCCTGGCCGCGCTCTTCAGTTTCCCAGACGGGCCGCGCTGTATGCGCTCTGGAAGGCGTCGATGACAGCTTTTGGCGCGCCGGTGCAGGTGCGCACCAGGTCGAGGATGGCGTCGTCGCTGAACTCGTCGTCGAGATCCCAGCCGGCCACGATATCCTTCAGCTGATCAGCCTGAAGCTCGATCTCGGCGGCAGTGGCGTCCTTCCAGCTGACACCCTCCTCCTTCGCCTTTTCCGCCCAAGCATCGCGCGCCTTGTTCCAGCGGTCGAACATCTCGGACAGCGCGATACGGTCCAAGTAACGGAACTCGAAACCAACCTCGACCGGGGCGGAGCCGACCCGTGGAAGCTGTACTGCGGCGCCGAACGTTGGGTTCTGCGCGATTTTGATCTTCGCCATGGATCCCCCTTAGGCGTTGTAGCGGGTCGGGCGACCGGACAGGCCGATGCTGATGGTACGGGTCATCAGCTGGTTGCGGTCCATGGTCGGGGTGCTGGTGATGCTCACGTAGCCGGGCATCAGGATCTGGCGATTGCCAGGCAGCTTCAGGCGGACAACCGCAAGCTCCTTGGAGTCGTCATAGCCCTCGACCACGCTGACATATCCGGCCTCGGGCTGATCTTCGACGGCGATCGAAACGCTGATCGGGTTGCGGTTGGTGGGGAACTGGAGGTCATCGTCATTCTCCAGGTAGCCAACGGTGAGAAACTGCTGCTCGCCACCGGATACAGTGAAGGCGGTGACCTTGGAGATCTGGGTCCAGCCCGAAACCGGTACAACAGACCCGGCGCCAGCACCTGCGGTGAAGCGCTCCTCGTTGGTGGTATCGAGACCGGCCAGGGAGAAAGCGTCGGTGGTAACACCGGACGCCTTGACGGCGCGGTCGTTGATCAGCGCCCAGCCGGAGTTGATCAGCAGGATATCGCCAGCGTCGATGCCGTGACCGACGGAGGCGGCCACCGGCGGCTTGGCGTTGGTCAGGGAGGTGAAAGGTACAGCGGCGCCGAGAACAGAAGCGATCTCGACAACAGAGCCGTTGGGCAGCGGGATGCGTGCGGCCATGGAGTGTTTCCTCATTGATGCCCGCCAGGCGGCGGTTGGTTATGCCCCAGCGGGCGGTTGGTCTGCGACACCCTGATAGGTGAAGCTGGCCGGGACCGTGTAGGTCGCCGGCTCGGTGATCGTGGGACCCTGCTCCAGCGGCTCGACGATCAACCCTTCGAATCCGTTGCGGCTGAGTTCGGTGTCGACGCGGAACAAGGTGCTCAGCTCGTCGACCAGGGCCTCGGCAGTAACCAGGGCCTGGCCCGCTGGGCACACGATGCTGATCTGGTAGATACCCCGGTACTCATAGGCCTCAGCAGCCAAGTAGCGGGTCGTGGTGCTGGCCGGTAATAGGAAGGCCCGGAGGTAGGTTTCACCCGGAGCGGCCTCGAAGCCGTCCTCCATGTGCGCAATCCGGACCGAGCGCGCAGCTGCCCAGGCGGCCAGCTTGATCTCAATCGCCTGGCGGGCGCGTGCGTGGCTCATACCTGGTTGTTCCTGATGGCTTCGTCGACGATGCGTTGGAAGTTGGCCAGGGTCACACGCACCATTCCGTGCGGCGCCTGGGTGGAGTGGCCGTACTCGAGTGGGATCGCATACGGCAGATTGTTCACGATGTAGGCGGTCTGGCCGATTGTCAGCGCCGCGACCTGCGCCTTCAGTTCGGCGATGGTCTCATTACCAGATCGGTCGATCCGATCGAGCTCGCCAGTTGCCGGAGCATCGATGGAGAATTGCCAGTTGCCACGAAAGCGCCCGCCGACATACCCCTGGCCGGCCACAAGACCGTTCACAGCGAAGTTCTGATCGCGCTCTGCCTTGGTGAGTGGCTTGGCGTATCTGACGCCCTTGCGCAGCTTGCCGGCCTTGGTGAAGTTGTCCTGGTTCAGGTTGATAAGGGTGTTGCGCACCGTAACCTTGAAGTCGTAGCTGTCAGCAGCCCTAGTGTTAGCCGCTCGATGAGCTACGTTGGCCTTCCAGATCTCGGGATCGCCCACTGGCGACATGCGGATGACACTGCTACCAACCTCAATAACGATCTCGCGAAACGTGGCATCAAGCGCCTGCTCAGCCTGCTCCGCGAAAGCCCGAATGGCTTCAGCGAATCCGCCCTGCAGCCCGCCATACCGCTGCGTCATGTGTGAACCGCGTGGCATGGTCACTTCCTCAACTGAATGGTCCAGGTAGCCTGAGCGGGGTCTTCAGACACGCTGAGTGCTCGGTAGCCGCTAACTTGGTCGCCGATTTTGGGCGCGGCAGGGGTTTCGCTTACCTGCCCACCCTGCCCCTCAAACAGCTCGTTCTGGAGCACCAGCAGCTTCACATCCTCGGTCTGGATACGAGAGCCATCGATCTCCTTTGCCAGGTAGCTGCCGAACACGCCCCGTCCGACGTAGTAGGTAGTGGAAGCCGGCACCGTACCGCCGATCGCGGGATCGTACCCACTCTTTACGGTGCGGGATCCAGCAACCGGCTTCACCGTGTCGGCCAGACCGTCAGGATCATCGAATGCTTCCGCCAGGTCGGCCTGGACCTCTTCGCGCATGCCCATTTGAAATACACTCCAGCCAATCCCCAAGAAGAGATCGATCATGAATAAAAAAGCTGAATGCGAGGCCGCCATCCGCCACCTTGTCCACGAATGGGCAAAAGCCCAAGAGCAGCCTTCAGGCTGGCACCCGAGCTTCGGCTCATTCAAAAGCTGGCTTCGCGACCAAGGCTATGGCCACTACTTGGAATTCAGGAGCGTGATGCCGGCCAGCGACGTCGCTGAACAGTGGTTCGATCAAGAGCTGAAGCAGGGATGGCGAAACTGATCGCGCTCAAACCCGCTTGAGCAGAACGGTGCCGGATCGTCTGACCCAGGGGGCTATCAGGTCCAATGCGAAGTTCTCAGCCGCGGACAGCTCAACTGAGCCCTCGGCGTAGGTCTTGCTGGTCGAGGTGCCAGACTGAGCTGACACGGTCTTGCTGAGCACCTCTTTGCCGGTGTCCTTGTAGAGCTTGTTCTCGGCAGCCAGCTTGGCCACCTGTGCACCAGCGGACACGATCGCGTCCGGCACCGGGTCTGGCACCGCCCGCCTGATCTTGGCCGTGAGCCAGGCATTGGCCATGGCTACGGCAAGGACCGCATCACCCGAGCCCGCCCAGTCCGGCCCAAGCTTCTGGTCGACGTCAGCGACGGTGATGAAGTCGGTCATGGCTTACTCCTTTGGGATCAGGGCCTGCAGGTCGGGCTTGTTGAGGGCGGCGTCGAAGGTGATGCCCTGGGCCGTCAACCACTCCTTCAGCTGCGGGACCTTCATTTTGTGCGGGTCGGTCTCGTCGTCGCCGCCCTCTGCCTCAATCGCTTTGTCGATCTCGGCCTGGCTGCTCACAGAGGCATAGCCAGCCGGCGGGTAAGCCGAAGCCTTGTAGCCCTCCGCTACCCACTGGGTGATGGTCGGGCCGTCCAGCCGCAGGCCTTCTTCGATCTCGCTGACGCTGATGCCTTGTCGCTGGTAGGCCTCCCCAATGTGCGGAGCCTCGCCCTGCACGGACACCGAAGTGGCCCCGTCGATGACGCCAAAGAATTGGTCCAGACGGCGATAGCAGGTACCGCGCTCGCTGCCCGGGGAGTTGGTGTAGATGACTTTCATGGTGAGCTCCTGCACAGGGCGCCAAGTCGGCGCCCCGCATCATGGGTCAAGGGGTGGCGGTGCCGCTGATGACGGCGGCGAACGGCACCTGCTTGCGGTCGAACACACGTTCCCAGTTCGCAGCGCTGGCGTACTGGGTGGCGTTCGGGCTCAGGTTAAGGTTGTTGCTGCCTTTCCAGCTGAAACCGGCGGGCTGCAGGATGAAGGTCTTGCGTTCCCACAGGACTTCGGCACCGCCGCCATTGCCACCGTCCGGCTTGCGCTGCAGCTCGACCGGCACATGCGGAGTCCCCTCGCCATAACCGAAAGCGCCTTGGCCGAAGAATACCGACAGGAATTGACCGGGCGCATAGGTCAGGCTGTCATCCATGAACACCGGCTTGCCGAGGTAGGTGGCCAGGATGATTTTGCCGGTCGAATCGCGCAGGTACTCAATCAGGTCCTGCTTGACCATCTGGTTCATGACCACCGAGTGGACGCCGATGGCTCCGAACATGTCGGCCGCATCGCCGGCAGTGAAGGCAGCGTCCTGAAACGCGGTGGCGCTGATGGTGGCACCTGCGTCCTTGACCATGTCACCGGCATTGTTGGCAATGTTCGACGCGATGATGCCTCGTGCAGCGCCCAGCAGATAACGCTGCCACTGGCGAGTCCAGTACGTACCGAAGCGGTTGCGGATGTGCTGCATGGGCTCGCTATTGGCCAGCTCAGCAGTGAGGTCGGCAACACCGTAACCTTTGTTGAGGTAAAGCGTGCGGGCCCGCATGCTGCCCTGCTCGGCCTTGCCGACCTCGCCCAAGTCATCCGGGTTGTCGTTGGAGATGTTCGGCGCCTCGTCGGCGTCGAGATCTTGCCAGTAGCTGATCTCGGAGGTGCCCTGGCCGTTGTTGGCGATATTGTCGAGCGTCGGCGAGCGGGTCACGATTCCCGATTCGAAGACGGAAGTTTTTTCAGGGGTGTTCACCGGCGCCAGCGCGCCGTAGTAGTCGCGGACGAAGATGTCCGACAGCTGGGTCGTGGCCATGGATTAGGTTCCTTGGGTGGCTTGCAGTTTTTTGAATGCTTCGGGGTTGTCGCGAGCGATCGCAGCGCGCTCGGTCTCGGTGTACTCACCCCACTTCTTCGTGGCCTTGCCACCGTTGTCGCCGGTCTGCCCGGCACCCTGAGCCCTTGGCCACAGGTGTGTGGCGGTTTCGCGCAGCGATTCCGCCCATTCGAGGGGAGACAGCGGGGTCTTGCCATCCTTCCCGTACACGACTTCGCCGGCACGGTCAGTGGCAATAGGCTCGCCGTCTTCGCTCAGTTTGAAGGTGCCGCGGGCGCGGAGGATGATGTCCTCGGCAGCCTCAGGCAGCGCGCCGGCCTTGATAGCAGCGGCGCGGATGGAGTCGGCCAGCACCTTGTCGCTGTACTTGGCAGCGAAGGCTTCAGCCTTATCAGCGCGCTCGTTGGCGGCCTTAACCTGCTTGTCCAGGTCGCCGCGCAGGCGCTCGGTACGGCGGGTAATGACCTCGTCCAGCTTGCCCTCTGCAATCAGCTTGGTCTCTTCGTCCTGGCCTACTTTGGCCAGCAGGCCCTTCACAGCGTCGATGTCCAGGCCTTCGAACTGGCCCTTCAGCTTGTCGAGCTCAGTCTTGATGGTCTTGTTGGAGCCGATCAGCTCTTGGTTCTTGGACTTGAGGCCCGAGACCTCGCCGTCCAGAAATTTCTGCACCTCGCCGCCCAGCGCTGCCTTGAGGGCTGCGGTTTGGTTCTCGTCGAGGGTGAGGCCGTGGGCGGCCGGGTCGAAGTCAAAAGGCATGTGGCTATCCCCTGGGGATTGATTGGCCCGCCTGGCGGGCATGAAAAAGCCCCGCAATTGCGAGGCCTGTAGATCGCGCCACGAAATCGTGGCTCTGCGTTTTGTGGCGCGGATCAGCTGATTCCGGCCCGATCAAACGCCAACGGTTCCAGCTCCTTGAGCTTCTCCAGCGTCAGCGGCTTGAAGTTCTTGTCCAGTTGCAGTGCGGCGAAGCGCTCGGCCGTCAGACCGCCATCTCGGAACAGCTTGCCGCGCACAGGCCCAAGTGCAGCATCCTGAAACGCCGCTGGCTGCGTTTTGAGCCACTGGTAGTAGACGAGACCTGCCGAGACCTGCGCACCGCCGCCAGCCCCCACGGATGCCCGCGTTGCGCCTTCGGCAAACAGCGCCGACAGCCTGGTTACCGGCACAGTAGTCGAGCGGCAGTTGACGTGTGCCGGCGGCAGCGGCCCCTTCCCTATCTCGAACTCACGACCGTCCAGACTCTTGCAAAGGGTGCTGGTCTTGCGGTCAAGCGTCGACACCCAGCGATAGCCCGGAATGACATCGGCATTTGCCTTGAGCGTCTCCATGCGCGCCGTGGTGGCCACATGCTGGACTGCGGTCTGGACGATGGAGCGGGCGTTTCGGTTGCTGACGGCCAGGACGCCGTCGGTGAAATTCTGTGCTGCGGTACCGCGAATGGCCTGGGTGATCTCGGCGTTGGTCTGCCCCTGCACGACGCCAAGCCGGATGGCGTTGGTTACCCTGGTCGACTCCGTGCGTGTCCAGCCGTTGAGGAAGGATTTCAGCAGCGTGCCGCCGTCAATCCCCGACACCTGCAGCGGCTGAGTGTTGATCGCCGTCCGGATCAGGGCGTCGGTCGGCATGATCGCGTCGATCAACAGCGCTTTGGCCAGGCTACGGCCCTCGAAGGCCGCCTCATACAGCGCGATGTCCACCAGGTCGGACTGCATCCGGTCGCTGAAGGCCTTGTAGATCTCCAGCAGCTTGCCGCCCACCCGCCCAAGGAACTCTTCCAGCCTGCTCCGGCCGTAGGTGGTCAGTTCCTTGCGGGTGAGCTGGTCACGGACATGGCTGTCAGCTCGGCGCAGGTAGGTTTCGAACTTCTTGACCTCGCCAGCTTTGAGCCGCTCCAGCAGTACCGCGTGCCTACTGACCTGCTCCAGCAGCACCTCGTCCGCCGTCTGCGTCGGTTTCGTCGCCATCGTCTTTGTCCAGGTTGACGCCGCCCGCGTCGTGGTCGTCGCCGATCAGCTCGGCCTCTTCGTTGTACGGGCGCTCGGGCAGCTTGCCAGTGGTGAGGTACTGCCAATACGTCTCGGCGCTGATGGTGCCTGCCATGACGCTCTTCTGCAGCTCGGCCAGCACCTGGGCGCTGACCTCAGGGATCACGAACTCAGGCTTGACCGTGAAGACCACCTCGTCGGGGTTGAAGCCGGTCCACTCTGCGGCGTACCGCAGGGCCTGCTCGATGGCCTCTGCAGCGGTCATCACGATGCTATGCAGCGTTGCATGCTGGTCGTTCTGGCGGGTTTTGCGGGCCTCGCCCGATTCGGTGCCTGAGACGTCCATGACCTTGGCGCCAGCTTCGAGCGCGGCGTTCTTCTGGTCGCCCATCGCCGTGCGCACTGCCTGAATGCCAGCGCCCTGGAACTCTAGGTAGCCGCATTTACCGTTCGGCCCAAGATCCCAGGCCGCAGACGGCCCGGTCACGCTGAGCTCCACACTCTCGTCCAGCCCAGAGACCCACGGCTGCGGGTGGCTGGTCTGGTGCAGTGCGGTGAAGTAGTCGGCACTGAGCTGGTACGACTTCAGCGCAGCCCGGGCCATGGTCAGCAGCGGGACCTCGTCCACGTCCGGTGAGTTGTCGGTCGAGCCGCAGTAGATGACCGGGATGTAGCCTAGACCGCGTACCAGATTGGCGTTGCCGTCGACGACACCCAGTGGCCGGTCATCCTCTACCAGCTCTCCGGCCTCGTTGCGCACGCCAGTGCGGCAGACCGTGCCGTCCATGTAGAACTCGCGATAGACCGTCTCGCATTCGTGGCTGTAGCGGTCCTGCTCCTTGCGTCTGAACTCGCGGAACACTGACAGCACCAGGTCCTGGCGGCCGCCTTGATCGGCGGTGTCCCAGTTGATCGCATTGCGCACCGCGTAGGTGGCGAAGTACGGCTGGCCCGCATCATCGATGTTCACTACCAGCGGTACCCGACCATGAGAGATTGCCTGGCGCACGATCCGCAGGAATAGCTGAGTCAAGCCGAAGCCGTCGGCCGTGGCGTTGTCCTCAAGCCCCTTCAGGCCCGCAGGCAGCTTCACCTCGGGTATCAGCCGCGATACCAAGCCCATCATCGAGCGCAGCGAGTCACGCACCCAGTGCTCGTACTGAGCGCGGTCAGTGTAGTTACGATAGAGGTAGGCGTTGCCCGGACCGTCCAGCTTTTCGGCCTCGACCATGCCGCTCGGCTTCGGCAAATTGCGCGGGCTGCGCTTGATGGCGCATTCGCCCTCAAGGGCGTCATCCATCATCCGCCACTCTTCGATGTGAGCGTCGTAGTCTGGGTTGGTGGATTGAACAGGCATTACGCCAAACCTCCGATGCGGCGGGTGCCGGCGGACTGAGTCTTGATCGGGAACCGCTTGGCGATGAAGTAGCCGGCGGCGTCGTTCATGTGGTCGTGCCCCTTCTTGGGGTCCTTGTCCGGCTCGCCCTTGGCGGTATACGTCTGCCGCTCCAGGCACTGGGTGAGTTGCGGGCACTGGTCGATGTTGACCTTCATGCGCCGCTCCCCGTAGGTGTTCAGGAACATGGCGTTGACCGCGTTGATACGGTCCTTCACGCCGGGGTTCTGTGAGTCGACCACTACGGTGAAGCCAGCCTTCTTGAGCAGGGACAGGTCCGACTCGCTGGCATTCTTGCTGCTGGTGTTCTGTCCGCTGGCGTCGGGGTAAACGGAGACGCTGTGCCCCGAGAAACGCACCTTGATCTTCTCGATCATCTCGGGCGTGTCACGCACCGAGTGGAACTCACCCAACGCCAACGGCAAGCCGTCTCGGACCACGTACACAACCGCGGCCATCTTCATGACGTTGAAGTCCATGCCGATGTGTATGGCTTCACCCGGCTTGATGCGCTCACTGGTCCGGCACTCTGCCCTGTCGAATGTGTAGTAGACGACCCCGGCATAGTTCTCGAACCCTGCCTCGTACTCCTGGCGGAACGTGCGCGGGTCCATCTTGCGCCGGGCAGCGTCCAGCTCATCGGCCGGGACGTTGCCGCCCTGTAGCGATGTGTACTGCCAGCTCTTGTGGTCAGGCTCGCCGCCCGGCTGCCCGTCGCGGTAAGTGTCGTAGCAGTGATTGAAACCCTTCGGGGTGCCGATCCGCAGCGCATGCCCGCCTTTGCGCGACTCTCCGGTCTGCGGGATCGTGTACTGACAGGTCGAAAGCATTGGCCTGAGAACCTCTTCCCAGGCGGCCCACGGGCAGTCGGCCCACTCGTCCACCAGAACGAAGAACAGGCCAGAGCCCCGCAGGTTGTCGTAGTTGTCCAGGCCGACCACGCGCATGATGTGACCGGACTTGAGAGTAATCGAGCACTCTGTCTCGTTCGGCCGTGCTGCGCGCCACGCCTCAGGGATGGCCTGCTTCAGCCGGCGCCAGAACACCCGCTTGGCCTGCTTGAACGTTGGCGCCCCATACCAGATCTCGTCCTCGACACTCACGCCCCACTCCGCAGCCAGGCGTGCCGCGCGTCGCATCTCTGCTTTGCCGAGGAAGGTCTTGCCGAATCGACGCCCACAAACCGCATCACGGAAGCGCGCCTCCGATTGAAAGCCCCAGCAGTAGATGTTCGCTTGCTTTGGCGTCAGCTTCACCGGCGGGTCATAGGTGCGGGGTAGTCGGGACATTCTCGTCTGGCTCCAGCTTGTACTCAGCAATGGCGTGCTGCTGGTCCGCCTGGGAGCCCAGGGGCTTGTCGGGTTCGAGCCGGCGGTTTACGTACACGTCGCCGACCTCTTTGGCTGCTTGCTCCAGTAGCTGGGCAGTCAGCGCCATGTTCTTCATGCTCTCGGCCTTCTCGGCCATTCGGCCAAGCGCACGGAGACGGTAGGCACGATGCGCAATGGGGATGTCGGCCGTCTCGGCTGTGAACCGCTCCCGACATGCATGGAACATGTCCGCCCAACGCTTGGCCAAGCCGCGCCCGGCGTACTTGGTTGGGTCATGCCCTTCGCACACTTGGCGACTGACATCTACCCCAAATTCTTTCTTGACGGCCTCCACCACCTGGGACGGTGTATCGAAGCAGGCCAGAGCCTGAACAATGAAGGCTTTGACCTCGCTTCGTAGTGCTGCCATGTGAATGTCATCCGTCAGGACCTGTCAGGATTCAGGCCGACTTGAGCAGGCAGGTTCCGCAGGCCCTCGAAATGTTGATTTTGGCCACCTCGGGCGGCCGGCTTGCAGCGTCGATTAGCTGCTGAACGTCTTCCCCTGCCCCGTAGCGACGAACTACGCCGACGAACTCCTCGATGTCGTGTCCGCGCATCTGGAGCTTGGGGAGACCTTCCTGGGTGAACTTGGGTGCGCCGTACTGATCGGTCGCCTGGGCGATGTGGTAAAGCTCGTGCTCGACCAGAGCGCAGAACTCGCCATCAGTACACTTCGCGCAGTAGTCAGCGGCTAGGGTTATCAGGTAATCCGGTTCTTCAACGAACCACTCCCGCATCTGCTGCTCTTGTCGGGCCTTCTGCCAACCGCCAGCGCGGAACATGACCTGCTCAGCCTGGCCCAGCACCACCCTTCCCTGCTTGGCAAAACCAGAGGATGCCCAAAGCACGCCTATGCGGGCGTCGATCAGGTGTGCGTGCTCTTCGTTGTGGATGCTGCCAGTGTCGGCAAGGACCTCGGCCTGTATCCACTCCCATGCCTCTGGAGCAGGTTTCAGGGTGAGGAATGGCGAGTCGAGCAGATCGACCGGCGGCATTGGTCTGCTCAAAAGGACCACCTGAAACTTGAATTGGTAACGGCCAACCAGTATTGGTTACAGGAGATCCAAGCGAGGCTCCGATATGCAAGACCGGTTCATCGTCGTCAATTCCAGGCCGCTGGAAGGCATAAGGCCGCGCAACCCCTCCGAGCCACCGCACTGGAAGGTGCATGGCTATCGAATATTGGATACGCGGAACGACAAAAGGCTGCCAGAACTCTACCCGAACCGAGCAGAGGCCCAGGCAGAGTGCGATAGGCGAAATGGGAGGCAACGTTAGGCGCTAACCTTCCCCACCATCCAGCAGCACATCAATCAGCTTCTGCTCGCCGAGCCGCATTGCACCCAGGCATTGCAGGTCGTCGCACTTGGGGCCCAGCCCAAACACCGTCACCTCGCCTTTCGGGCCCATGAGGGTCAGCGCGCCTACAGTGCATTCCGGATGCACACCGGCATCGAGGTCATCGGCGATCTTACGCAGGGTCTTGGCAGCATCGCGCCAGTCCTCCCGCTTGAACTCAACGAGCTTCGCGGTCATACAGTCACCTTCTGTAACCACTCTTCAATGATCCGGCGCAGAACTGGCTCGGTCAGGATGGCTGATGGCTTGTCGCCGGCGATCACCGAGCGCACTAGGTCACAAGGCAGCACATGGACACCGTCAACAGCCGCAACAGTCAGATGCGGACGCCGCTCAGCGATATCGTGAATGTCCGCGGTGACTGGGCGCGCGCAATCAAGGCGGGTTCCGCTTCTCATCAACTGAATGGGTCGGCAGGCTTGGCAATGGAGCGCACAAACCACATGAAGCCCTGCTGCAGGTTGGTTTTGGCCAAGGCCAGGGTGCGCTGGTCCACGCCTTCGATCTAGCCGATCTGCTTGAACAGCTCACCGGCGTCGGCCTCCAGGGCCTTGATCGAGTTCATGCCGTCGATCTCGCTCTGGGTGAGGTCGCGGTAGCCGGTGATCTTTTTGTGCTGGTTGTCCATGGGTGACCCTCAGGTTGTCGCGCCACGAAACGGCGCACCTTGAATTTGTGGCGCGAGCTACCGCTTGCGCCGCTCGATCCCGCCCGGCCCGAATCGGCAATCCTTCAGGCAGTGCTCGCAGTTCAACGTTCGACACAGCCAGGCCTTCACCCTCTGCCACCAGATCACCATGAAGATGTGCCGGACGCCGGCCAAGGCCAGGGTCACGTGCATGGTGAGCACCGCAGTGGTCTGACCGAAGAAGATACTCTGATTGCGGCTCATCACGACGAAGCCGCTGATGGCGATCGCTGAATAGATCAGCTTACCAATGATGCCGTCCCGCACCTTGCCGCTCAGCACGCACCAGGTCGCCCAGAAGGCGATCAGGCCGCATGCGACGGCGTTGATCAGGTCAAAGTTCATGGCTGGTTGCCTCCCCCGAACCTCTGGCGGATAAGTGCCCAAAGGTCAGCGGCTTTAATGGCCCGGTTGATGGCTGCCAGGAGCGAGCCACCGAACGTGCCGAGCAGGAACCCTACCCCGGCAACGATGTTCGGTTCAGTGACGCCGAGGTAAGCGCTGACCATGCCCGTCAGGTACAAGGCGCAGGCCACACCCGTGATCAGAAAGATCAGCCAAGCGCGCCAGTCGGTCAGGTCGTCCTTGTGCCACCAACTGGCAACGATCACGCCGAACAAACCAGCAATCAGCAGATCAAGCCTGTCGAGCAGGCGGTGCAAATACTCCATGCGCTCGACTCCGTGGGCACGATTGGATTTAGAACGGCTCACACAGCACTCCCAGCTCGGAGCAATGGGTGTGGCGGAGCCGAAAACAGAAAGGCCCCGATCAATGTCGAGGCCCTGAATAGGTGTGCGGTCTTTCCCGCCGTCTGCCAAAGACCATCCCAGCGCTGGCACCCTACTGCACCAGTCTCGCCGATCCGGTCTCGCGCCACCCATGAAGCGTACAGGGCATGGGTGCGCGGGCTGCCGGTGTTATTCCGTAGCACTGTACTACCGGCTTATCAGTGTCCAGGCCTCCCCGAAGGCTGCCCTGGCTGCAGTGAATTCAAATAGCTGGCGAGATGTCCACGTAGTAGGCCTTGCCTACCTCCATCTTCTCTGCAACCTCAGTGACGATGCCGGCGCGGAACTCGCCATATGGCGTGTACTTGCCGTAGATCGCGTCTTCGGTTTCGGGATCACTGGAGTAGACGGCGCCGAGGCGAACAGTGCAGAGCTGGCCCTGACTGTGCTCATTCGGCGTGACTTCGTGGCAGATCATCTTGCAGCGCATGCGATGCGACATAGCGGTTCCCCTGGATTGTGCAGGTTGGCCTATCAGTCTTTCGCCTGCTGAGAACGAAAAAACCCGGCTCAAGGGCCGGGTTCTTCGGGATGTTTGCCAAAGGCAAAACTATAACAATGGCGAAATCATGCCACTACGCGTGCGGGAACGCAATAGGCCCTCAAGCGGCCTCCTTCATTTCGTACAAAACGGCCCCGATTGGCGATAGCGCCTTCTTGTCGATGTCCTCGCACACCTCAAAGCAGATCTCCACGAAAGGCTCCCAATCCCTGGCCCATGCGCACGATGGAAGACTCACGCCGTAGACATCATCAATCCATTTCTTGAACCACTCAGGGCTTGCGAATGGATCTTCACAGGAAGACTGCCCGCCCTGGTGCATGCGGCGGTACCGGAACATGACACCCTTGGCGACGTACATGCATCGCTCACGCTTGGCAGCAGTCATGCGTGGTGACCGACTCACTGCCAGATTGAAAACCGTTTCCTCGGCTGACTCACGATCATCATCACTGCAGTGCGGCGCGTACATGAAATTTCCGAAGGTTCGCACCTGGTCATGAAGTCGGCCGATAGCGGCTTGCACCTGCCCAGCCAGCGCCTGGTGCACTGCATGGCTCGCGCTGCGCTGCTTGTCAGTGGTCTGCACCATGGCGCCCAGTAGGCCCAACTGCTCGATGAATGAACCCTGGCTGTCCCAGGCCGTGTACAGGCAGTCGTGCCAGGCTTGGCGTGCGCTGTTCAGTTGCATGGGCCGCCCTCCTCACGCTTGCGTTTGGCGACGATAACCATGCCACGCACGATGCAGTAGGCGCCCAAGATGACCATGCCCAAGAGAAACAGCTGAGCGGTGTCGAGCGGTGTCCAGTTCATGCTGCTTGCTCCTTGCCGATTTGCTTCTCGCACTTCTTGCAGCGCGTCCAGTTGCCAGCCTCAAACATCGGCGTCCGGCTGCCGGTGAACGCATCAACTCCGCAGAGCGACCTCCAGGCATAACAGTGGCCGCCATCGGTGTCTGGGGCGGATCGCTCCTGCACGAAGAAGTGCGCCCGCACCGAAAATGGAAAAGCAGGCTTTAGCCAGCCGCGCTCTGCTGTGCTGGCTGGCCCAGTGATCATCACTACCTGGTTCATGCAGCCTCCTTCAGCTGTTTGATCTTTGCCCGGTACTCGGCCTTGATGGCCTTGAGGTCGTCGATGGTGTTCACGCGCTACGCCCTCAAGTGCGGCAGGCTGTGCTCGTCCAAGTAGTCATTCCGGGCCTTCACGGCGTCACTGATGGTCTTGAAGCGGCCCAGATGTATCTGCTTTTTCTTCCACTGCACTTTTGCGCACCACCTGCCTCGATCCCAGGAAACCCCAACATGACCGCTGGTGTTTTTATCTGTGATTCTTCGATTCGCTGCTTGAACGTTGTAATCCGCGTACCTGCAGTTTTCCGGCGAATAGCCCTTGCTTGAATCGATGCGATCCAGCGTCAGCCGATCGGTGTAACCATTCGCAAGTGACCACTCCATGAATGGCTCGAAGCTCATCCACTCTTCGCAAAGCGTCACTCCGCCATACTTTTGGACCTCGGCGCCCTGCGGGTTTAGGCAGCGCCGCTTCATGTTTGACCAGGTGACGTGGAGGCGACTGTTTCTGTTGTTCAGCCCATGGGTAACTCGCTTTCGCCCAGCGGCCTTGTTCGCGCAAGAGATACAAAGCCCGGTCATGACCTTCGCCCTTTCCATCCTCGACTCAAACTCAGTTGAACACTCAGGGCAGCGGAAGACGCCAATAGACCTTCTACTCCCAGACCGCTCCGAAATTGATTTGCGAACCAGAATCACACGGCTATCCATGACATCGCCTCCCCATTTCTTTTTTCGATGCACCTGGCTTTCCTGGTGAAGATTTCCTTCACCCTTTTCAGGTAAGTGATGTCGTGGCGCGCTATGCCGTTGCTGCACTCCAGCCAGTCGACCTTCTCCTGCCCGATCTTCTCGATGAGCGCGGGCCGGTAGGCCATGATGTTTCCGCTCAAGAAGTTGTTGCAGGCACTGCATGACTTGTTCATGTTCCAGAGGTTGAACCGCAGGTGCGGGGCCGCGCCTACGCTGCGGAAGTGCGAGCAGTGCCACTGCCCTTGCCATGCGGCTGACTTGTCGCAGCTGATGCAGCCCAGATGCGCGTCTCGCAGCCGTACATAGCGATTGACCGCGGCCTGGGCTTCTTTGGCATAGTCTGCCCGGCTCTTGAGTTTCTCCTTGCGTACCTGGATCTCGCGGCGCGCGCGCTGGTCGATGGCCTTCCGGGCTTTGTCGTGATTCACTGGCGCCAAGGCCAGGGCACACTTCACGCTGCAGGCCTTCTGCGTCGACAGCGATGGCCGGAACTTCCCGCCGCAGGACTTGCAGGTCTTCTGCTTCACTTCCTTGAGAGCTACGCGCACGGTTCAGCCTCCTTGGCTTTCTGCTGCTCGGGGGCGAAGTCGCCGCGCAGGGGCATGAGCCATTTTCCCCAGACGATGGCCTTGTCTTCGCTGACCACCCACACGACCTCGCCGCCTTCCTTCTCGTAGACGCCAGGGTCCATCGGGTCTCTTCGGTCAACGGGTCCGACGCAGTGGCGGCTGATCAGCTCTACGCAGGTTCCGATCACTGGCGGAAACGTGTGATTGAGTACCAGCGCCAGGTCACCCGGCTTGAATTGATGGCTCATGCAGCCCTCCCGCGGCGCTCGCCGTAGATCGCCATCATCAGGTCCTCTGGATGCGGTAGGAGCAGCTGCAGGCTCTCGGCGCAGTAAGCGTCCAGAAGCTCCAGGTACTGAGTCATCTGCTGGGTGCTGAACTTGCGGGTCTTGGCCCGGCCTACGCGGTACCGGGTGCCATCGGGCAGCTCCACCGGGTGAACCTCGGCCGGCCAGAGCTTGGCCACCAGAATCTCGTGCCATTCCTCGCTGCTTGCTGCCTGGCCGTAGGAATCGCGCAGGTGCTCCTGGATCAGGCCGTTCCACATCCACAGCAGGCGGTTCTGGGCATCGCTGCGCTTGTTGCGCACCTCGACGATGGTCAGGCGGCGCGGCTTGGCCAGGTCCAGACCGGTGAGGTATCCAATCAGGCGGGCGCGGTCTTGCTCGGTGCGGAGCATGAGGTCAGTCATGGGATGCCTCCTTGGCCATGGACTCATCAACAACCGCATCCGCCATTCCGCTGAACAACGGCATCTTCCCCTCGTTCCAGATCGCCAACGGCGAGCTGGTACCAATCGGGTTGCGAACGAAGCGGTACCGCTCGGCATCCTTGCGCAGCGCCTCATTCTCGGCCTTTAGCTGGTCGACCTGCTTGCCGCGCTCCTCGGATGCGAAGCTCACACGGTTGTAGTTGGCGCATACCTGCTCATGTGATTCACGAAGTTGCTCGATCTCCTCGAGAAGGGCCAGGACACCGCCGGGCTGTGTTAGCGCCTCGTAGTCCGCCACATGCTGCTGGAAGTCACGGGCCTCGCTGTCGGTAAGGCAACCATCGACATCGCGGAGCATGATTTCGGCCAGCGCCTTCAGCTTCTCTTTGTCGATGATCATGGCTTCACCTTCAGGCCTTGGGCCTCGATCGCTTGACGGCACTTCCGATAGGTCTGGCACTGGGCGCCATGGCGAGCCTCCAAATAACGGAACTCTTCCGACTCCCGATCTACGGGCTCATCGATGTAGACTTCGGGCAAATCTGGCTCAGGCAGCTCCACCACTACGGCCTCGCGGGAGGCCTGCCAGAACAGCCAGTAGCACTGAGCGGCATAGTTCAGGTACTCGCCATCCTCGCCCTTGGCCAGATGACCGGGGAACAGCCCACCCTCAGAGCTGAGCGCAAACTTCTCGAACTGCTCGCGCACGCTGTCGCGCATCTTGTTGGTGTCCATCAGTGCTTCTCCTCGGCCAGGTACTCGTGGCAAAGCTTGCCCGTGGTCTTGTGCTCAAGATTTCCTTGGCGGTTGGTGAAGAACTCACCCTTAGGCAGGTATTCACGCTTGAACACGCCATGCCACTTGCCGATGCTTGGGTCGCAGGCCGCACACAGCTTTCGGCCTTGGCATGGATTTCCCTCGTCGCTGCGGAACCAGTAGCCGCTGGTAGCGGTGTTGTCGCGGCAACCGCACTCTTCACACTGAAACAGGCTCACACCCCCTCCCCAGCCGGCTGCCCGGCGCGCTTGATGTTAAACTTGGCCAGCAGGTGGGCACGGCTCATGCTGCACCTCGCTGAGAAAGGCGGAATTGCTGACGATCGAGGAACCACTTGATGCCTCTCTCACAAACGCTAGGGGCAGGGAGAGAGGCCATGCGCTCGGCATTTACCGGGGCATGCGTCTCGCGCAGGCACTGTTCCATGTCAGATCGATCAGCCATGCCAAGAAACAGTTCTTCCAGGATGTCGCCGATAGGCCGGACGTTATCCATGATGTCGCCCTTGGCTGCGGCGCTGATGCGCTCCCACATCCCATAGTCGCCGTGGTCGCGTACCAAGCAATGAAGGTCGTAAGGGCAAATTCCATTCGTCCAGCCGCCCGAGCCGCGCACAAGCATTCCGCAGTTCATGAGGCCTTCACGGTCGGATTCAGGTCGCCCAACCAAGAACATGACTTCTCGACCGGTGCGCTCCATCACTGCATCGGCTTTCTGGATCTCGATATCGGTCGGGTTCTTTCCTTTCACCTCTAGGTAGATACCCACGTTCGGCAGCCAGAAATCAGGCAGGTAGTAGCCCTCATCGACTCGTACTAGATCAGGCTCGTACAGGTAGAAAATCTCGGCAGCCTCAAGCACGCGAGCCCAAAGCAGCTCGGTGTAGGAACGAAGGCGGTAGCCGTTGTGGTGGTAGATCGCTCTGCGCTCTCTCATCAGAAATTCACCTGCACGACGTTGTCTTGGCGAGAACGATTGGCAAGCGGCATGAAGCGAGAGCGGTCGCCCTGGAACACAGTTGGAACAATGCCGATCTCGCCGTCACGGTTCTTGCGGATCAGGATTTCCCCGATGCCCTTGTCCTGGGTGTTGGGGTGGTAGACCTCGTCGCGGTACACGAACATCACGATGTCGGCGTCCTGCTCAATGGCGCCGGATTCACGCAGGTCGCTCAGCACTGGGCGCTTGTCTGGACGGGATTCGCAGCCGCGGTTGAGCTGTGACAGGACGATGACCGGGCACTCCAGTTCGCGAGCCAGTAGCTTGATCTGGCGCGACATCGCGGTGACATCCTCGGTGCGACCCTTCCCCTCGCCTTCCATCAGCCCCAGGTAGTCGATCACCACCAGGCCAAGACCTCCCATGCGGTGCGCCTGGCGACGAGCAATGGAGCGAATGCGCGGCATGGTCATGACTGGCACGTCAGACACGCAGATCGGCGCGTCACGCAGCCTGAGGGTCGCTGCAGCCAGCTCGGCGGAATAATCGCTGGCACACTCGCCAGTCTTCAGCGATGGCAGCGGGATACCGCCAACCGCAGCCAGAAGGCGATCCATGAGCTGGGTCTTGGTCATTTCCAGGCTGACCACCAAAACCGGCCGGCGCTGGTTGATCGCCACATCCGCCGCGACGTTCATCGCCAGCGTGGTCTTACCCATCGCTGGGCGCCCGGCAACCACGATCATCTGCCCTGCCTTCAGGCCTTGGGTGTACTTGTCGAGGTCAGGAATGCCGGAGCCCAGGCCATCCATGACGATGCCATTCTCGAAGCGATCAAGGCGCTCCTGCAGGATCTCAATGTGCTCAGCAAGGATGTCGCCGATCATCTGGCACTCACCGTCGCTGCCAGTGGCGTCCAGGCCCAGCACGATGGATTGAGCCAGCGATATTTTGTCCTCGATGTCCGCCCGCTCATGCGCCACTTCGTTGATGCGCTCAGCGGCAGCTGCCAACTGACGGCAGATGGCACGGTCGCGAATGATCTGGGCGTAGGACTTGGCGTTGGCCACGCTTGGGGTGTTTGCTTGAATCTCGCCGGCGTAGGCCAGAGTACGGGTTCCGCTCGGCAGCTCGGAACGACGATCACTCAGGGTGATCACGTCCACCGGCTGGCCGTCCGCGTGCAATTCCAAGATCAGGCGATACAGGTCGGCGTTGTCTTCCCAGGCAAACGCGTCAGAAGCCAGGTTGTCGGAGATCACGTCGATCAGGTGCGGCTGACGCAGCATGGCCCCCAACACACCGTGTTCGGCCTCAAGGCTGTGAAGTTCGTTCATTGCGCGGCCTCCGCAATCTCACGGAACACAGCGCGGCTGACCAGGGCCTCAAGACGTGGCTGGACGTTCTGGCCACGGAAGAACACCTGGTTTCGGTTGTTGGCCTTCTGGAAGAAACCGAGCCAGAAGCCCTGCCCGCTCTGGTGATCAGGGGATTCGTTCCAGCGTTCGGCGATCATGCTGCGAAGCACGCGGTCACCGGCCACAGTCACAACTGGCAGACTCGGGCAAACCTTGTGGTACAGGTCGATGATCTTTTCTACCGGCACGCCGGCCTCGCTGGCACCGTTCGGGCTGCGCTTGAACGCACGGCCCAACCAGTTGACCAGGAAGCGGCGCCAGTCCTTCTTCGGCTTGCTGCCACTGGCCCAGGCTGCCGCACGCTTGATCTCCGCTTCCACGTCGATCGGTGCATAGGCCTCTGCCCATTTGGTGATCAGGGTGGCGTCCACTTCGAAATCTTCGCCAGTGAACACAACCAGCTTGGCTTCCGACTGAGCGGGCTCAGCCCCCTGGGGGGCAGTAATCTGTTCCGTAGGAACAGTTACTAGGGGTTTTTCTTTCGTATAAAGAAGGGAGTCGTCGGAAATTGGTAGTTTCGTTACGTTGTCGGAATTACCAATTTTGGTAGTTTCGACTGATTTTGGTTGAGTCGATTGTTCTTTCTTTGGCTCTTGGTAAACCCACTCGGAGGTCGAGCAAATACCGATTTCACCACGGCTTCCGCCAACTCGGTACAGCACCCGACGCGCCAGCAAGCTGCTGATAGCACGCGAAACGTGCGCAGGCAGGATGTTGGTCATCTTGGCCACTTCTTCAGCGGTAATACGGCGCTCCTGCAGGTTGTAGCCGATAACTAGCCGAGCAATCGCATGGAGTGTCTTGAACTCAGCTGGCGACAGGTGAACCGCTGCCAGAGCGTCCATCAGCTGGTTGTCCATCCGGGTAAAGCCCCCGGCTGATTTGAAGGTAAAGACGTTACTCATGGGCTACTCCAGGGTGCGGAGCAGCAACGAACGCATGCAGGTGCTGCAGGCATTCGCGGATGAGCTGTCGTTTGGATTGGCGAGAGTATTGAGAACGGACAAGTCGAGCAGCATTCACAGCTGACTCTAAATGTCCGCGCGCCACGGAATCGAACTTCGCGTTTTGTGGCGCTGAATTCGATGGGGCTTGTATACTGGATTCCTGCAGATGCATAATTCACCTCAAGAGTTTTATGTGAAGCAGAGAGCCGGGCCGCAATCCCGGCTTTTTTGTGCCTGTAATTTAGAGAGGGCCTCTTGGTTACCCTGAAGAGTCCCCTCCAGAGGCCCTTTTTGGGGTCACCAATTGCAGGACCTTGGCCTTCCTTCGCCCAACCTCGGAAACAGCCCCGCTCGCTATGGCTGTTTCCATCATCGCGTTGATGGCCTGGCTGAAACTCCAGCCGTTCTGGAACATCAACCTCTCTACCTTTAGCCGCGTATCAGGCGGCAACTTTTCAAGTTCAACGGTCATTTAGGCCTCCATAGGCCCTTCAGCCCGCGATATCTTCTTGCTTGTCCTGCATCAGCTCTTCGATAACGCCGTTGGCTACTGCCCACTCGATGATTTCGTAGAGGTAGGTCGCGTGCTGCATGCGGGTTTTGGTGGCTGCCTTGCGAAGAATCCGGTCAAGAACAGGTTCAAAACGAACCTTCACCGGAATGGCGCGTTTCTGACTGGGGTCCATGTACATACGGGGCGTTCCTTTGTGGCTGTTGAAGTTGGTTTAAGCGGCGGATTTTTTCGGGCTGTGCTTGCCGTTCTTGGCCAGCTCAGCGTGCATCTGGTCAATGGCGGTGCCGGCTACGTAGCTCGGGTTGATGATCTGCCCATTGCGGATACGGAATACCGTCGAGATGTCGCATTTGGCGCGCTCTGCAATGGCCTTGTAGGTCATTCCCGAGCCCAGTAATGCGTCGAGTTTTTTTGGAAGATCGGTAGCGCTCATGGCTGCCTCCTTTGTAGATATGCACATGATCATGCACCAGTGCATATCTGTCAACGATCCGCTGTATTGCGCTATGCACCACCGGGGGGCAGCATTGCACTCATGCATAAATCGATAGACAAAATTCTTGCTCAACTGATGGCCAAAAACGGCATTTCTCAGGTTGAGCTGTCGAGCCAGACTAGCGTTGGCCAATCGACTATTTCCCGAATTCTTAAGCCTCAGGGGCCGAAAGGAATCAAGGAGCCGACCGATAAGCAGGTCAGGCCACTGGCCGATTTTTTCGGCATTACCACCGACCAGTTGCGAGGCTATGAGCCGTTAGGTGACCCTGAGCCTGAGGACCAGCCCCGCCAAGATTTGTCTACTGCGGATATCGTCAAGCAGATGCTCGCCAAGCACGGCAAAGGTCTTTCTCTTGATGCTCGACAGAAAATTGCTGATGCCATCGAGGAAAAGACGGCTGAGCAAGCTTCTTCCAGTGTCATTGCCGTCGATTTCGCGCGACCAGGCCAGGTGGGGGACGAAGTCTGGATCGCTCACTATGACGTGCGGGGCGCTATGGGTGGCGGTCAGGTAGCTCACGATTTCCCGGAAATGCTACAGGACGTCCGTGTGAGCCCCACTCACCTGCGGGAGATGGGAGTTGAGTTCAAAGAACACTTCCACCTGAAGCTCATAACGGGTGTAGGCCAGTCCATGGCTCCCACTATCAAGAGTCGCGACCCGCTGATTGTCGATATCAGCATCCGTGAATTCGTTGGCGACGGAATCTACTACTTCTCTCATCAGGGTCATCAGTACATCAAGCGCCTACAGAAGAAAGGCCGCGATCACTTCAAGATGATTTCTGACAACACCAACCATCCGCCTGAAGACATCCGGGTTGATGAGACCTACATCCAGGCCCGTGTTTTGTTGGTCTGGAACGCGCACCTGGTCTAAACCATGCCCCTAACCAAGCCCAATCAAGAGCTACGCCGCGACCTCCAGGGCCTGGCCTCTGACCTGAAGTGGTCGGCAGTCGAGCTGATGCGTATCGCAGCACGCCTGAGCGAGTCAGGGAATGAGGTAGATGCACAGGCACTGCTCAGAATGTGCCGGGTTTTCCATAGTGGCGAGGAAAGGCTTACTGGGTATGCCGAAGAGGCACATTTGGGGCTCATTGTCCGCGAGAAGACTCCTGTCTCGGTATAGGAATTAAGCAAGAAGGGCTGGTTCGACCACTCACGAATGAGTGTTTGATAGAGCATCAGGGAAGGTACAAGTAAACATGAAAACGCTGCAAAACATTAAGTCAGACCTAGTTCGGACAGCCAATCACCTTGATGAGCTCAGCAAGGCTATGGCCGGACACGCCCTGTTCATTGAGGCCAGAGGCAGCTCAGAAGGCGACGATGTAAGGGATCACATCAAATCCATTGACGTGGTAGTCGACGAACTGAGATCCGTTGCATCGAAGATCGATGATGATGTGTGACTGCGATAGTTTACGAGAGCTTAGCGGAATGCAGGCCGGGGAGGATCGGTTGGTGGGGTATGGGGATGAGGTGAAGGCGGGAGGGATTGAGAGGGCGAAGGAGTTGTAGAGTCGTGGTTGCGCTCAGCGAGCGAAGACTCGTCGAGCTGATGGAGCTTCCCTGGGGAGGGACCCAAGATGGTAATTAGTGACGCACTGATCGCGGAATTGCTCTCGATTCCCAAGGTCATCAAGAACCCTGGCGCTAAGGCCAAGGTCCAAAAGAAATCGGAGCGCATCAACTATCAAGTTGTTGCCTCTGATAGTGACAAGTCTTTTGAGATGTACACCCGCCAAAACCAAATTGACCCAGACGCCTACTCGTGCGGTCTGATCTATCACCCTCGCAGCGGCGAGAAGGTCACGCTGGTCCGCTACAATGGGAGCAACCACGTGCATCGGAACCCGCTTGAGGATGGAGAGCTCATAAAGCACAAGTGCCATATCCATCGCGCGACAGAGCGGTACATGGAAATGGGTGATAAGGCCGAGAAATTCGCAGAAACCACCGATCGATACCATGATTTGGCAGGGGCGATAAGGTGTATGCTAAGTGACTGCAACATCTCTGGGATCGACCTCCCATGCCAAGATTATGGGGTGGAAGTATATTCGCAGCTGAGCTTTGACCTATGAACGATATTGCCGCCATCAAGGAGACCCTATGCCACGCATTCTGCGAGGATGTGGCGGTATCTGCGCGCGGCGACTTGCTGACGGTATCTCTGCCTCTCACCGCGAGGGATGGCGACTCATTTACCAGCTACTTGACTAGGTCCTCCGCAGGGTGGCGCATCTCTGACGCCGCCAACACCATGATGCGTCTCAGCTATGAGAATGACCTAGGAAAGCTTCTCACCGGTCCTCGAGCAAAACTCTTTGAGACGATTCTCTCCGAGAATGGCTTGCAAGAGGACGATGGCGAGATCTTTTTGGAGGTCCCAGCTGACAGACTGGTGAGAGGCTTGTTCCAGCTCGGGCAAGGACTCAGCCGAGTTGAGGATATTGCCCTATGGTCCCGCAGCCGGGTTGAGTCAACCTTTTACCACGACCTGCGCGAGATTCTTTACTCAATCGTTCCCAGCGAGATGGTCGACGAGTCCTACGCTCCTGCGATCAGTGGCGGCGAGGATTATCTGATTGACTACAAGATCAGAACTCAAGGTCGCCCATTGTACCTTTTCGGGGTAAACGGGAAGGATAAAGCTCGGCTTACCACGATCACCCTGCTTCACCTCAAGCACATGGGCCTGAAATTTGACTCAATGATCGTGTGCAGCGACTTTACGGAGCTGCCAAAGCAGGATGCATCTCGCCTCATGACGGCTGCCAACGACATTGTCCCGGTTGTTACTGATATTCAGGCCATTAAGGACAAAATTCTAGACAGAGTGTCTTGAGTGCATCGTTGCATCAAGCCCGCCTCGGCGGGCTTTTTCATACCTATCCGCGCCCCGCGCCGCCGCTACCTCTCAACCATCGGGTCACTGGAGCCCTTCGCCTCATACTGTGCTCGATTGAAATTGCGCTGGACCTCCTTCATGTCGGCGTCCCCGCGCTCGGTGCGTGAGGCCATGCACGTGAGCTCTCGAACTCCGCCGGGCCCTTCGATTTTCATTGCGTAGGGCTCACACGCCGCCCCCTTTCTGAGGTAGCACCTTGGGTTTTCCCCAAATATACACGCCCTTGCAGCACTATTCCTGTGGCTCTTCATAGGCGCCCAAGAGCCACCTTTTTTAGCTTGGATGGAGAAGGTGAGGCCTTCGTCGCCGACATTGGGGTATTCAGTGAGCGCCTCTGAAAATGCGCAAGGAATGTAACTTACAATCGCCAAGACCAGAGCCGGAACAATTTGGCGCCGCATAAAGACCTCCTAGGCTTCGTGATGGTTGACCTGGTCGACAACCATCACCCAGGTGACAGGAGTGTAGAAAGCTTCCGCATGATCTTCCTGCGGCCGCGACAGGCGGCCATCTGAGACGGGGCATGCCTTCACGCTTTTTTCACGCCCTACCCTGCACAGTGAAGGCTCATCCGATTTCCCTACGTTAGCCCGCGCTTCCCAGCGGGCTTTTTTACGCCTGCGTGATGGCCGGTGGCCAGAGTGGTAGGATGCCCCCTCACTTCACAGGGAGGTCGCCATGCTTCGCCACATCCACCGCTTTCTTCTTGCTGCCGTAGTCGTCACTCTGGCTGGGTGCGCCGGCACACCATTCACCTTCGGCCAAGCCAGCCAAGTCAAAGTCGGCATGACCGAAGACCAGCTCTACGAGATCATGGGCAACCCCTATATGGTCACATCCAGGGAAGAAGGCCAGATGTGGATCTACAGCCATGCAACAGCGTTCAGTGGCGCTAAGACTGTGTCTTTCGAAACGAAGGACGGTAAGGTGACCAAGGTTCCGTACATCCCGAAAGACTTCCTGCCAAAACCAGATCCTGCCCAATAGACCGAATCACCCAAAGCCCGCCGATTAGCGGGCTTTTTTGCTCGTCAGAAAGGCTTCGCCTCCTCCGCTCTGTCCTCTTCCCAATCCTTCTCGATGATCAGATCGTCGCGCTCATCGGCGCTCTGCGGCTCCCACCGAACCGTCACACTCTCGTCGTCGTTAAACGTCAGGTCCAGCTCTGGAGTTTCTGACAGCAACCCCATTACCTCTTCCCACTCCATCTCCCCGTCCGTGTCCAGGCGGTGGATCGTCACCCAGCGCTGTGACTGCGCAATCGGGTGATTGATCATCGAGGACACTCGCAAGCTCAGTCGCTGTAGACCGGTCATTTCTTGGCGTGCCTGCGGTGCAGCTTTCTTTGGTTTGGCCATGTCGCTCTTCCTGTAGCTGTATATTTATCCAGTACTCAGGAAGCATAACCAAGCCCGCAGGAAAAGGTAAACCCCTCGAAGCGAAACGGATTCATGAATTGCACGAAAAATAATTTATGCACTAGTGCATTGACAGACCAATTGCACTGGTGCATATTTTATCCATCGCAGTCACTCACCAGGGACTGCAGAGGCCCTCAAGCCTCACCCGCTCTTTAGCGACACACCTTGCCGGATCGACACCGGCCAAAAGCAACAAGGTAGCGAGCCGAACACCTTGAGTTCGGTACAGGGGATGCCTCACCCCGTGGTCAGCAGCGTAGATGACCCTAGATCAAAGAGTGCTGACGGGTGGGATGCCATTGCATGGCTACATCGCGGTCGGCTGTCGGGATTGAAGATCCCCCGAGAAAGGAGATTACCGGCCCGCCGAGTGTGGGCCGGATGCTCTCCAGGTGGCCCTACTTCAGGACCACGCGGAGAGCAGGTAGCGCAGATGAATGAACAGCAGATTGAACGATTTCGCCAGATCGTTCAGGAGATCTCAACCGACGAGAAAGTCAGCTTCGATGAGGCTTTCGCCATCGCTTCAAATCACCTGGCCTACTGGGTCAGCGAGATGCCTAAAGGAAGACCTTCCGCTGCTGGTGGATCAAGTCAGTCCTCGAAAAGCCAAGCCTGCCAATCTTGAGACTGGCAAACAAAGACGGATGCTGTCCCTAGTACGGCTAGCGGATCAGCTATTGATTTGACCCTATCTCTCAGGGCAGCAGTTCCGAGGGAGCTTGAACCAAAGTAAGTGCCATTTGGCATCTTGTACCTTTTCCCGTTTTCGAAAACCACCGTCCTCTTGAGCCCCAGCGTCTCCATTGCATCGTGGAGATCGCTGTAGTCATCGCCATCGGCACTAGATAGACCAACTCGCACCATGTACTCAGGCATAACGATGTTCCTTATCTCGACTGTGGAGACCGGAGCATATGGTTTTCCCTCGACTGTGGAAAGCGAGGAAACAGGGAGCCTGCCCCTGTAAAAACAGGCACCCAACTTCAACTGGAGATGACCGTGGACGACCTCGAAATGATGCTCAGCCGATTAGGCACCGTGACCGTCAGCAAGGCGGGCATCAGCGTGCAGGGATTTGACGGCAAGAACGCCTCATGCCGCGACGTGGCGATCATGGCTGCGGCCTGGGCAATTGGCGAGCTGCAGCGCGAAATGCTCAAGACCATCAAGAAGCCAGGAGGCGGCAACATCAGCGTCGACTGATAGACGCCAGACGATTCCCCGGTGCGCCTCAAGCGGGGCGCATCAGGGGGAATCCACTGGAGGAACACGAAATGGGCTTGGACGTTTCTGCATTCAGCAAACTGGTAGAGGCACCTGACGCCGAGCGTGACGAACACGGCGACCTGGTCGACTACGACAACTACCGCGACTTCTACTTCAACAAAGACTTCCCCGGCCGCGCCGAAGGCCTGAAGGAGGGTATGACCTACAAACTTGGCGAGGAAGGCTCGGGCTTGAGCACAGGCTACGGGCGCTACAGCGCCTGGCGGGAGGAGCTGGCAAAACTTGCCGGATATCCAGCAGAGCCATATGAGCGTTACGGAAGGGTTGAGCAGAGCCATTGCATGCCTTGCTGGAATGGCGCTCAAGGGCCTTTCGCCGAACAGATCAACTTCAGCGACTGCGACGGCACCATCGGCCCGGTGGTCAGCGCGAAGCTGGCAAAGGACTACGCCGACTTTGCCGAGAAGGCCGAGGCTGTTGGCGGCTACTTCTGGGAAAAGTATCAGGAATGGAAAGTGGCATTCGAGGTTGCTGCTGACGGCGGCGCCGTAGTTTTCCACTGATTTCACTGGCTGGCCTTGGCGACAGGGCCAGACGGGAAATCAACCGCCCTGGAGGGCAAATAGATGAGCCAGTTTGCAAAGCTCTTTGAGTTTGAAGACCTGGGGCAGGTGCTGATCAAGCTTGATGATGGTGATGGCGGTCCTGAGGTGCGGACCTACTTCGTGCCTGATGGGTTCGGCGTCTGCTCTATCGCGATGACCTTCAAGCCTGATGAACAGGATGACAAGTGGGCGAAGGCTGAAAAAGCGTTTGCCATGGTTGATCGCGAAAAGGCTCGCATCTTGGTTGACGAGGCTCTTTCGAAAATTCCAACCGGTCTTTCTGGCTGACGCTCTGACAGCCGGAAAGACGGCCCGATGCCCTGCTCCCCATCGCAGGCTACATCGGTGATCCACATTGAACGCGAGTTGATCGCCGCGAATTGTGAGTCTGGGTAGCGTCTCGCCCTTTGGTGAGGCGTCCGGTCACCCGGTTTGCCCCGGAATGTGGATCACCGATGCAGTTTTCATCGATTTAAAGCGCATCACCGTGAGCCTTATGCAAGTTAAGGCGCGCCACAGCAAACATTAATCGACGTACACGCAGGCGAATCCGGGGCCTACCCGGCCAGACCAGATGCATGTGAGGTAGCGCTCAGCGCCTGCACCCCTTCCCTTCACATCGACCGCATTGGCGGGTGCCAGGCTGGCTTTTCACGCCCAGTTTGGTCACTGGTGTCCGGCACCTGATCAATGCGGTTGCCAATCCAAACAGGAGAACGCCATGGGCGCACTTCGAGCATCACAGTTTGAGTACGACAACCGTCTTCCAGGTGAGCACCCTGATGACGCTGCCGAGCGGATCTGGACCGACAACGCTGCCGATGACTTGATCGAAGGCCGCGACGTGAAGTTTCAGCGCCGCTTGCGTAACCCGCAGGGTGTGACCTTCGAGCAGTTCGCCGTGGCGGTTGATGAATTTGTGATGGGGAAGCTTGACGGTTCAGGAATCAGCCCTTCAGTGTTGGGGCGCCTGGTTCTGGCCGCTGAACGCCGGGATTCGTCCGAGGCAAGGAGCGCGGCAGTAGAGGCGCTGGCCAGTCCTGATCCAGATGAAGCGCTCCGCGAGATTGCCCGCCAGTTGCTCAGGCCGCTGGCTCAGGACGGGCTGATCGCCCAGGCCGAGGATGCGGCGCTATGAGCCCGCATGTCCTGATCGGCGAAGAACTGGATACGCTCGCGCAGGTAACCACCCCGATCAGCTGGGCCGCAATGGTTCAGCGCCAGATCAACGACATGATGCGTGATGAGCGAATCACCATCGAAGAATTCAACCACTACTGCGGGCGCCTCAACAAGATTGTTGCCGGGCGCAAGGAGGTTGCATGAGCACGCCGATATTTTCATCGATCATCGACGACCAGGTAGCCGAGGTAGCGCAGGCCGTGCCAGACGACCGCATCCTGATGGTGTTCAAGGGCCTGACCATGGAGGACGCCATGAATCAGGCGCGCCTAGCCCACATCGAGAACCCTGCGGCATGGTCGGGCCGGGCCTACCTCTGCGGTATGTGCACCCTGGCCTATGAGGTGCGGCATGAGGCTTGAGCGCTCGATACTCATCACCCTGGCCGCTCACGAATCGGTCTTGCAGCGGATCAAGTCGTTGACGGCCGAGATCGGGCTTCACCTTGGCCGGTGCGAAAATCGCTTCGACTTGATTGGTCCGAAGCCTGCCAATGAATCCCCCGAGCTTGGCGACCTGCCTTGGCCGAACGGAAGCGAAGAACATTGGCAGATCCTGTACGACGAGAAAAATCGCCGAAAAACGCACATGTGGGAGGCATTCCGGGAGTGGTCGCAAGACGAAGATCGTGGCCTGAATGACAAAGAGGTGATGGATTACCTGCTCAAGCAAGGATGCGTCCACTGCACTAGGGCCTTTTACTTCGTCAGAGAGCGCAAGAAGGCGCGCCGCGACCTCGGCAACTTCCGTCGATCGCTGCGAGCTCTTGGTAAATCGGCCATCAAGGCCCTGGATCCTAAGCCATGACCAGCTACCAGAAAGCCAAGCGCCTTTACATCTGGCGCGACTCCTTCTCCATGCTCTTCGCCTGCACCTTCTTCATGCTCGCCAGCGCACTGGCCGGCACTATCACCAACTAGGAACTCACTATGCCAATCGATCCTCGGGCAAACGCCCCCGAGCGCATTGCTGCGCCTGCTCCGCTGCCACATGTCAGCCGCAGGGCACTCAAACGCGTGAAGAACCCACTCCCCGCTCCGTGCGAGTGCCGCTATTGCGGTGACCAGGTTGAGCTGGTCTGCAACTCGGAAATCTACAACGGGCGCAGTTACGGCGATTGGCCGTATGCCTACCTCTGTTCCGGGTGTGACGCCTACGTAGGGCTGCACCCAGACACAGATATTCCACTCGGCACGCTGGCTGATGGCGCTCTGCGCTCCGTGCGTAACCGCAGCAAGGCAGTCTTCCACAAGCACATCAGCGATACCGGCATGGGCCGCACACAGGCCTACCGCTGGCTCGCCGAGCAAATGCAGATCGATGTAGGCATCTGCCACTTCGGCTGGTTTGAGAAAGCGGACTGCGAGCGTGCCGAGGCCATCGTCAAGTCAGCCGTACCTCAAACAGCCATGTCGCTGGCCTTCGCCAAAGCCCGATAACACTTCACATCAGCGCCCCTCCGCATGGATGGCGCGGGAGATTACGCATGTCCGCAGAACAGACTCTGATCAAGATCGAAGAGATCAGCGAAGCCAATGCCCCGGCCATCTACGTCGCCGGCGGCCTGCAGCAATTCATCGACCTGATGAAGGGTGAAGTTCTGGACGAGGTCCCCGACCTGACCACCCGCAAGGGCCGCGAGCGCATCGCCAGCCTGGCTGCAAAGGTCAGCAAGTCGAAGACTGCCGTCGAGAAGCCGGGTCGCGACTACCTGCGCCGCCTAAAGGAAATGCCGAAAGTCGTCGAGGCTGAGTTGCGCGACTTTGTGGCCGCAATGGATAGCCTCCGTGACCAGGTGCGCCAGCCGCTGACCGACTGGCAGGCTGCCGAGGATGCCCGGGTTGATCGGCACAACAACGCCATCGCCCACCTGAAACTCAACGCCCAGGACCTGGACGGCATCACCGCCGAGGATCTGGCCGACCGAATCGCGAAGGTTGAAGCGGTCGCCCTGGGCGAGCAATGGGAAGAGTTCGAAGCCGAGGCAGCTCGGGCCAAGGACGACTCACTGAAGGTGCTGCGCGCGGCACTGACTGCCCGGCAACAGTACGAAGCCGAGCAGGCCGAACTTGAGCGCCTTCGGAACGAAAAAGCTGCCCGTGATGAGCAAGACCGGATTGATGCAGCCGCGCGCCAGGCCGTTGAAGATGAGCGCCAACGGGTTGCGCGGGATCAACAGGCGCAGCGCGACGCAGAGGCGCAGCGAATTGCCCGGGCCGAACAGCAAACTCGCGAAGCGGAACAGCGTGCACGGCAAGCTGAAACTGATCGGATCGCTGCCGAGCAACAAGCTGAGCTAGATCGCCAGGCCGCAGCAATTCAGGCCGAGCGAGAAATTGAGCTTGCCCGCGAAGACGAACGCCGCCGGGCAGATGCCGCGGCCGCCGAGATTGTTCGCCAGCAGCAAGCCCGCGAGCGCGACGAAGCCCATCGCCGAAGCATCAACCGCGCAGCACTGGAAGCCTTCATCGCCGGCGGCATGCCTGAAGCCTGCGCTAAACAGGCGGTCACCCTAATCGCCCAGCGCAAGATCCCCAACATATCCATTTCCTACTGAGGTCGCCATGAGCCAAGTAGCCCGGGTCGAGCAGACCTACACCCAAGTGGCCGCCGCTGAGTCGGTGACCATCCTCCAGATCATCCAGCAGGTGGCCATGTCGCCGAGCGCTGATATCGACAAGATGGAGCGCCTGATGGTCATGCACCAGAACATTCAAGCCTTGCAGGCCAAGCAGCAGTTCGATGAGGCGCTGGCCGCAATGCAGGAAGAACTGCCGGTGATTGGTGAGCGCGGCGGCATCAAGGACAAGAACGGCCGCATCCAGAGCACCTATGCGCTCTGGGAAGACATCAACGAGATGATCAAGCCAGTTCTTGCCCGGCACGGGTTCGCCCTGTCATTCCGCACGCCGCGTAACGAGCGCGGGATCGAGGTCGAGGGTGTGCTGAGCCACCGCGCCGGGCACCGAGAAACCACTTCCTTAGTGCTGCCTGCCGATACCACCGGGAGCAAAAACGGCGTACAGGCCGTGGCCTCCAGCGTGAGCTACGGCAAGCGCTATACCGCCGGCGCCCTGCTCAACTTCACCACCACCGGTGAGGATGATGACGGCAACGGCGTCGTAGTGACGCCACGGGTGACGTCAGTTCAAGCGACCCAGTTGGCCATGCTCCTGGAGCGCTGCAGCGACAAAGCCAAGGCCGCATTCGCCAACATCCATGGCACGCCATCGGCGGTTGAGAAAGCCGCGTTCGACCAGGTGCTAGGGATGCTCAGCAAGTCAGTCAAACAGCATGAAGCCGCACCCCAGGAGACGCAAAATGCAGATCATCACTGAAATCGAGCAAGGAACGCCGGAGTGGCTTGCGCTGCGCCTGGGCATCATCACCTGCTCCGAGCTGGATTGCCTGCTGGTTGCTGGCAAGGGTGAGGCTGGCTTCGGTGTGGCCGCCTTCACCTACATGGATCAGCTGATCGGCGAGCGGATCACCGAAGAGGCCGCCGAAATCCCATTTCAAACCAAGGCCACGATTCGCGGGCATGAGCTGGAAGGCGTGGCGCGCGGACTCTATGAGGACCGTGAAAGCCTCAAGACCCGGTCTGTTGGGATCATCCTGAACCACGGCATCGGCTACTCACCTGATGCCCTTGTGGCCGACAACGGCCTCACCGAGATCAAAACCAAGTTGCCCAAGTTTCAAGTCGGCGTGATCCTGGCCGGTGAAGTCCCCAAGGAACACGTTGCCCAGTGCCAGGGCGGCCTGTGGGTGTCGGAGCGCGAGTGGCTGGATTTCATCAGCTACTGGCCAGGCATGCCCCTCTTCGTCAAGCGCGTTTACCGCGACGAAGTAATGATCCGCAAGCTAACCGAACGGGTGAAGACCTTTTACGAAATCCTCGACGAGCGCATGAACAAGGTGCTCGGCCTGGCCGCATAACCAAGGAATCACGATGCCTACTCTTACCGATATCGGCCGCCTGGGCCGCGACGCTGAACTGCGCTACACGCCTGACGGGAATGCCGTCTGCAATCTGGCCATCGCCTGCGAATACGGCCGCAAAGGCCAAGACGGCAAGCGCCCCACCCAGTGGGTCGATGCCACGCTTTGGGGCAAGCAGGCTGAGGCCATGGCCCAGTACCTGGTCAAGGGCCAGCAAGTGCACTTCACCATCGACGACGCCCACATCGAAATCTACACCAAGGGCGACAACTCGCAGGGCGTGAAGCTCACTGGTCGCGTGATCATCATCAAGTTCGCCGGCAGCCCTCCCCAGCAGGGTCAGCAGAGCAACCAACAACAGCAGCAACCTCGGCAGCAGCAGAATCGCCAGCAGCCCCGACAACAGGCGCCCCAGCAGAGCCAGCAAGGCACCAACGGGCCGGACTACGACAGCTTCGACGACGATATTCCCTTCGCGCCGCTGCCCTACCTGTCCGGGGCATAGCCATGAAGACCACACGGCTACGCCTCACCTACCCCGTCGCCTATTACCAGGGCCGGGCCAGCCGCCAAGACGGCAAATGCCGCCTCGCTCAGCCATACGGCAACATGACTGTCGATGGCGGTTGGTGGCTCGCAGGCTGGCACGATGCCGATATGGAACTCACTCATGAAACTCAAACGAATGGCCCTGCAGCACCACCAACGCAGGTCACAGGTTCACTTGCCGCCTAGCGGATTGAAGGGGGTGCCGAATGGCGATGACTCAGAAAGATCGCGACCTGCGCCGTCATGCCAAGGCCGCAAAGCTGCAGGAAGAAGACCTGCGTTTGAAGGTTCGGCCAGGGACTAAGCAGGCCCTGCAGGAGCTGATGGAGTGGGCCGGGATCGAGGAACAGGGCGAGGCGATGACGCTGATGATTCATCACCTGCATGGGCTGGGCCCGGGCGGGGCGGGGCCAATGCTTGAGCCGCCGCGCCACGAAGTTACAGTGTCACCGGTTGTGGCGCGGAAGCTTGAACTCGCCTACAACCGTGAAGCTAGAAAGCTGGGCTATGTAGATGTCTAGAGCTGCGCCTTCAAATGGTTCAGATAATCAACAGCCGCTGACTTTTGCGTCGGACCGCCTGGCCCATTGCTGCCAATCAATGATCCGTGAGCTTTGTCAAAGGCCTTGTACGTCTCAGTCATGAGAGTACTGGATTGGAGGACTGCCATCAGCAGGTGCTCCAGGGCATCGACTTGCGCTTGGTTGCTCATTATCTCTCCTTGATCCGGCCCCACGCCGGTCACCCGTAATACCCCATCCGAAACCAAATTGCCACCATGCCGCATCCAGGCCACGGAGGGCGGCGCATGCCCGGAGTTCAGCCATGAGCTACTTCTACAAAACTGAATCACCAAAGGTCCTGGCCGCCGTGCGCGCCTGGGACGGGAAGAAAGCGGCCTGGGACGCTCAGCGCAAAAAGCTGGGCGAAGCCTTTGGCGCCGACGCCTCGCCGATGTACAGCGGCTCCCGCAACTACGTCGGCGGCATCAAGCTCAGCGCCAGCCGCGACCTTGATGTGCATTGGTGCCGCCCCGACGAATACGGCTACCGCTCTCTGCGCCGGGCGCCCAAGCATGCCAAGGGCACGGACAAAGAGGTGCGCGCGGCAGAGAAAGCTGAGCACCAGCGCCTGGAAGATCTCTGGAAAGCACATTGCCCGGGCGATATCGACCGCGACGAAATGTGGGAGGCCATCGGCGTCGAGCGCGGCGGCATCTGGCTCAGTGGCGGGGTGTGCTTCACCGGCGGCGATGTCGTGTACCTGAACCTGGGCAGCAAGGCTGCCGACGGCGATGTCGACGGCCTGGTCGAGATCGTCAGCAGCGAGTACGAGGCCGCCCGCCAGCGCGCTCTCAACCAGCGCAAAGCGGCCTGATCAAGGAGCGATCCATGAGCAACTACAACTGCGACTACGTTCGCCGCCACTACGGCGTGCCGGCTGAGATCGGGCGTCGGGTAATTGCCAACGGTGAGCCCGGCGTGATCATCGCCGACCGCGGCCACTACATCGGCGTCATCCTCGACAGCGATCCGAAGAAGCGCATCCGCAACTACCACCCCACCTGGGAAATGCAGTACGGCGAGATGGCTGAGACGCTGCCGCTCAAGCAGTGGGAAGTCCTCACCAACGGCATGTACGACTGGGATGACGTTCGTTACATGCTGGGCGATGCACGCCACTACGTGCGGAGCGTGTGGGCAGCCACTCGCAGCCAGGCCAAGTACCGGGCGTATCAAGAATTGGCTGAGTGCTTCAACGACGACGCGACAGCCATGCTGACCTTCAAGGTCCGCGCCGCCTGAACTATCCCACGCTGCCCGCCAGCGCCTTCCCCTATTCAACGAATCACGCCACCCCGGCGAGGCTGGTGGCTGCCTGGAGATAACCATGAGCACATTCGCAGTCTTTGGCATGACCGCCGACGTAGCACTGGCCGAGGCCAGGAAGATCACCAAGACCACCAAGGCGAGCGGCAAGGTGGGGGGGGTAGCCCTTGAGCTAACGCTTGCCGAGTGGAATGAAGCCGTAGCGGAATACGCCGCCAAGATCATGGCCGGCGAGAAAGTGAAGCAGCTAAGCCAGATGTTCGATGCGCCGCAGTACGCCCAGCAGTTCATGGAGCTTGCGAGGAAAACAGGCAAGTGCCGCGATCTGCGCATCAGGGCCAAGTGCGAGATCACCGATGCCGAAGGGCGCGCGGTCATCAACAAGAAGACCAGAGCTCCGAAGATAGGCTGGGCCGACTATACTGGTGCGTCTACGCCTTTCACAAAACCGCTCTCAGTTTTTCCAGCCTTTCCTGATGCGCCCCCCGAAAGCTTTCGAAACTGGTTTGGACAAGTTTATTGTGTGAAATGATCTGCGCATACACGTGTTCCGACCACCGCGCCTGAACATCTGCGCCCTCATCTACCTCAAAAAGCCGAAGCAGGTCTGCTTCGATTTTCAGCATCACCGAAAGAATTACTGCATGCGCAGAGACAAGGTCATACCCGCCTAACTCATGAGCGGGAATACCTTTGAGCATGGCAATATTCGTTCTATACAGCTCAGAAATATATAACTCCCACCGCATGCTAAAGTGCGAAACAGGAATGTTTAATCCGGCAAGTTCTGCAATTTTATTCGAATTTTTGCAAGCACTTTCAAACACTCCGAGAAACGCGCCCGATTTAACTTCTAGCTCCCTAAACCTCATGGCATCCTGATTGCGAATCTGCTGGCGGCCCAGCGCAAGCGCACCCCAAATTGCACCGACTGAACCAACAGCCTGAACCCAACTTGCAATCTCGCTGCTCGTTAGAGCGTACTGCCGGATCACAAGCCCCACCACAAATATCAAGAAAAACCCCAGCACTACATTCTGAACAGAAAGCCATGGCTTGAAGAGGCTTTTCCCGTAATCGTTCAACATTTCCGAACCCCGTCCCTGATTTCACAAAATCATAACCGCGAGGTATCCCCATGCCCACAGAAAACCGATCCAGCAACACCGAACAGATGGTCAGCGTGCAGCGCGATGAAGTTGAGCGCCTGGTGAAACTGCTGGCCTATCAGGCCCACCCCTACCCTTCGCCGCATGCCGAGTACTGGCAAGGCGTCCTTGACCAGCCAGCCGCCCAGCACCTGGGCAATTCAAAACTTGTCGATAACATCCACGCATTGCTCGCCCTGGACGCCAGAGGTGCCCTTGTTCCAAGTGGCATCGGAGGATTGGCCAGAGAGTTTCTGGAGTCTTCGGCGGCTGCTCTTTCCGCCCAGCATCAGGGCGAGCCGGTGGCTTATGCAGTATTCGCCGACAACGGAAACATCCGCATTTGGTCCACAAATTGCGAAGCTGTTGGCATAAAAGTCATGCAAGAGGAAGGTAAACAAGCTGTTCCGCTCTACCTCCACCCACCAACCTCCGACGGCTTCAGCGCTGGTGATATGGCCGACCAGGGTGCCAAGGCGTTCGCTGCGCGTGATCCGGAAGTTGAGCAACTGAGTGCCCAGCTGGCCGATCGGGAATCCGCATTGACCAGGATTCTTGAGCGCTGCGATGCATTCATCGGTGACGAGCGAGGCATGCGCGTCCAGTCGGTCGAGGCGATCCGTGAAATTGCAGCGCGGGCCGTAGCGCAAAAACCCTGAAGGAGTACATCCGTACTCTTTTCGCTTTAACCTCTCTCCCCTCTATTGAGCAGCCGCTATATGGCGGCAAGGAACCGCTATGCGCGAAGAAAAAGTCGTGATGTACGAATCTCCCGAGGCTGCCAGCATTCAAACCGTCACGGGCTGGGTTGCCGCCGATGGCCGCTTTTGGGGGAATGATGAGCACATGGCCCGCTATTGCGGCTCGACCCACCGCATTTGCAAGAACAACCCAGACCACCCAATACACCGAACCAACGGCTGGTGCGATGTCTGCCACGACGAAAGCCGTGCCGCCAAATTCGCAGCAATGCCGCGCCGGATCTGGGGTGGTGAGCCGATCACCGACTTCGACGGCGACAGCTACTTCTTTGATGAAGAGGATCTGCGCGACCACATCCTCAATCACGAGATCGATCTCGCTGACCTGAAACTGGTCTTCTGCACGCCAAACTACCCGAGCGAGATTGACCCCAGTGACCACTTCATGGACGACTTGCCCGAGGATGGCGAGATAAACGATGACCAGCTGTTGGCAGCGTTCGACCTGGTCAACGAGATGATCCGCAAAAGTCCGCCGTTGTCTTGGTCGCCGGGGGCCGAGGCCGTCGACCTTCCCCAGTCATTCATCGACATGATCAAGCACGAACGGGAGGAGGCAGCATGATCCTCCTACCCATCGCCGCCCCGCTCTACATGGCCTGGATGATCTGGAAGGGGCCGAGGCCATGACCCCGCGCAACGGCTTTCTCCGGCGACAGCTCGAATCTGCACTGATCCTGCTGGCCGCCTGGATCCTGGGTGGCCGCAACGACACAAGGTCGCCAGTCGTCTCGCGCAAGGACAACAACGAGATGTTCGAGATGGACTTCGAGCTCCGCGCCATCGCCCGCCGCATCCGCAAGCAGTACCCCGATTAACCCCTCCCCACCTCTGCCGCCATGCGCGGCGTGGAGACAACCCATGAACCTGATCGACTGCTACGTCAGCAAGATCCTGAGCGAGCCCTATCGAAAGTTCGGCGCCTGGTGGGTTGATGTGGAATACCGCTCTGGCGCTCGAACCAACAAGACTCAACTTATGTTCCGCACTGAAGAAGCCGCAAAGGTTGCCAGTGTGGGCCATCGCTTCCTGGCCTGAGCCAGGAACCAGTATTTGCCAAGAATGGCGACATGGAGACAGACATGACACCAGCGAACAACATTGACCGCCTCCTACGCATTGAGGAGGTGGTCCACATCATCGGCATCAGTCGAAACACCGTGTACCGCAGAATCAAGGAAGGGACGTTCCCAAAACAGGTTAGAATAGGACCCAACTCGGTCGGCTGGCGTCAGTCGGATATCTCGGTTTGGATGTCCTCTTTGACCCCCAGCGACGACCAATCAGTACATTGAGCAGTACACCAAACAAGCGTGGCCTGCTCCAGCCCTTATCCCATCAGCTATACAGGCCACACCGTGGAAATTTTCAAAGAGTTCACCTTCGAGTCGGCACACCGCCTTCCGCACGTCCCTGAAGGACACAAGTGTGGGCGATTGCACGGCCACTCGTTCAAGGTTGCCCTGCACCTGACCGGCCCACTGGACCCACACACGGGCTGGATTCGTGACTTTTCCGAGATCAAGGCAATCTTCAAGCCGCTGTACGAGCAACTGGACCACAACTACCTGAACGATATCCCTGGCCTGGAAAACCCTACCAGTGAAGTCATCGCCAAGTGGATATGGGATCAGGTCAAACCCTTGCTGCCGGAGTTGTCCAAGGTACGTATCCATGAGACTTGCACCAGTGGTTGCGAGTACTACGGCGACTGA